GACCCGCTGCTGGTCTACATGTCGAGTGGCCTGCCGCGCCGCTACTGCACCGCCGACAGCCCGATGCCGCACGAGGACAAGGACCACTTCCAGTGGGGCCATCCCGATGCCGAGGCGGTGCAGGCGTTCTTCAACCTGGTGATCTACACCTGCCCGCACTGTGGCCACACCTTCCACGCCGAACCGAGGAAACCAGACTGATGGAAACCTGGAACTACCGCACCGTCCGCTCGACCGTGATCGTCGACGGCGTCCGCTACGAGTCCTACGCGATCCACGAAGCGCACTACGACACGCCCATCGAGGCGCCGCACTCGATCACGTCCAGGGCCATGACGACCAGCTTCGACAGCCTCGACGACCTGCGCGACGGACTGACGAAGATGCTGGCCAGCCTGGACAAGCCGGTGCTGAACTACGAGGACTTCTGATGACCGACGAGGAGATCGACGACCGGGTGGAGCAGTGGCATGAGGGCGAGGGCAAGGGCTGGAGCCTGCGTGAGTACCTCGGCATGACCCGACAGCAGTACAGTCGCTGGGTGCTGCGCGGCATCCTGCCCGGCTCCACCCCGACCAGCCGTAACTGGCGAGAGGGGCACTACATCGGGAGGTCTGGCGGCAAGGCGGTGCGGCGCTTCATCCCCATGCTGCCGAACCCGTCGGCGTCAGTCGCTCGGGCCTGCCATCGCGGCCAGCTCGCGCGCCAGGATGCTCGGCGCCGTGGCGTCACGCTCCACGTCACCCACATGGCCGACCAGCAGGGGGCGCAATGAGCAGCCGGAACCAGAGGGAGGGCCGCTACGTCGGCAGGCTGGCGGCCAGCATCCGGCGAGATCGTCCCCGCATCCGTTCCCGCCTCGGCGTCGAGGTCGGACCGGACGGTGCCATGATCGCCCTGCTGCATCGGACGGTGTCGCTGGTCAGGACGCCGACCGGACCCGGATGGCAGATGCGGCGCTGACGTAGAAACGTCCCCGGCACTTAGTAAGCACCGAGGACGTTGGCCGCCCCCCACCAGAGTCAGCAGGGCCAGTATAGCGCCTGTCAGGCGTGTCCGTCGAGGTACTGGTAGAGGGTGGCCCTGCTGATCCCGTACTCCCTGGCTAGCGCGGCCTTGGAGATCGCAGGGTCGGCAGCACGCAGCCGCAGCTCCTGCACCGTCGCCCCGTTTAGCTTGGGCTTGCCGCCCTTGTAGATCCCCTTGGCCTTGGCCTTGGCGATCCCTTCGGCTTGGCGCTCGCGGATCATGGCCCGCTCGAACTGCGCCACCGCACCGAGCAGGGCCAGCAGCAGCTCGTTCATGGCGCTGGTCTCACCCGAGAAGGTCAGGTTCTGCTTGGTGAACGTCACCGTGATGCCGTCCTGGGTCAGGCGCTGGACCAGCTGGAGCAGATCCACGAGGTTGCGGGCCAGCCTGTCCATGCTGTGCACGTACAGCGTGTCGCCGTCCCTGATGTACTCCAGCATGGCCTGCAACTGCGGGCGCCTGGTGTCCTTGCCGCTGCACTTGTCCTCGAAGGTCTTGTCCAGCTCGATGCCGTCCAGCTGGCGCTCCGTGCTCTGGTCCGACGACGACACCCGCAGGTATCCGATCCGCTTGCCCTTGCTCATGGCCTACCCTCCTCGACGTGAATGTGTACAGTCGAAGTGTAGACCCTGCGGCAGGAGTGTCAAGGGACGCACACACCCACCCTGTCTGAACGGGCAGGGCGGGGCCTGCTGGGGCCTGTTGCTGTGTCTGGGCGGGGTACACCCCGTCCTAACGCAGCAGGCCCCAGCGGCGCAGCTTGGCGAACTGCGCCCTGGCATTGCGCAGCCGAAGCGCCACCACCTCGCGCCCCACTTCCAGCTCGCTCACGCTCACGGCCACGCTCACCTCGGTGTCGCCCCGCACCATGCGGTAGTAGACCAAGTGCCCGTCCCGGTGCTTCTCGTTGCGGATCTCCATGCTCACACCCCGTCGGCGTAGGTTTCAGGCTCCAGCGCGCGCTCGTCGATGATGATCGGCGGCACCGGCGACATATCGTACAGCCTGGAGGTTGCGTCGATCAGGTCCTTCTTGCTGCTGAACGGGTAGGTCAGGTATTCCTCAAGGAAACCTTTGTTGAGGCTGTACAGGTTCCCTTCGTGATCGCGGCGCTGCACCGGCTTGAAGATCCTGAACGCCTGCCCCTGCTCCCTGATCCTTTTCTGGTTGGCGGTCTCGCCCTGGGTCACTGCGGCCAGGTAGAAGCGGCGCGAAATGAAGTCGGGCTGGAGCCTCTGCACCCTGTCGTCCTTGGCCTGGGCACCGTCGGAGGTCCAGGCCAGCTCGGTGATCTCGAAGGCTTCCTTGTCGCGGGTCATCTGCTCCTCGAAATATTCGAGGTCGCTCTGCATCCCGTATCGCTCGTAGCCGACCTGAACAGTCTGCACCCCAGGCTGGGCCATCCAGTAGCGGCGCAGGCCCTTCAAGGCTTCCCAGCGTTCGCGCAGGCCCATCTTGTGCCGGTATCCGTCCAGCAGGTAGCGGTTGCCGCCGCTGTCCACGCCGACCACGGCCATCGCGGTGTTGTCGCTGCCCTTCTTCTTCGAGTTCGCGGGATCCACCATGATGTACACATTGAGCGTGGCCGGGCGAATGTCGAGGAACGAGAGCCATTCCTTCTTGAACATCGACTCGTTGCCCGCTGCCGGGTTCATGAGCTGCTGGCACGCGATGGTCGCCGGACCCTGGGCCAGCTTCTTCGCCTCCCACGCTTCCTGCGTCAGGAATACGGGCTTGCCGTCTGGCGTGCCGTCAGCGGTCGCAGGGTACAGGCGCACCGTGAGGATGCGCCGGTCGATGATCTCCTGGTACGTGTCCATGAAGGAGTAGCGCGTCCCGACGTGCCATGCCCGGATCTTGCCGTCCTCGCCCCTCGCGCCCAGGTTGTCACTGAGTTCCCAGGCCGTGGTCGTCTTGTTGACCTGATCGGGCGTGCTGACCGACTCGCGCGTGACCACGTCGTCATACACGCGCAGCAAAAAGTGCGCGCCCGTCGGCTGGCCGTCGACCAAGCCGTGCGCCTCGACGCTGGCCTCCTTGGGGTTGCTGCGCCTTTTCACGACGATGCCCTTCTCCTCGCTCCACTTGGGGCTTTGGCCACGCGGGTCGCTGTAGAAGATGTCGGGGTAGGTCGCTTGCAGGTCGCGGTTGCTCTCCAGCTCCTGCTTGATCTGCAACATGAATTTCCGCGCCACCGGCTTGGTATGGCTGAAAATCCCGATGGTGATCTCCGGGTTCACGATGATCTCTTGGATGATCCCGGCAAAAGTGATGATCGTGGACTTGTAATGCTCGCGTGCCCACAGGTCCAGGTGGCCGTCAGGCTTGGCCTCCACCTCGCGGCAGCGTGCGTACAGCCAGGGGTGGATCGCGTCCAGGCGGTGCAGCAGGCGCGTCAGCAAATAGAAGCGGTCATGTTTGCCCAGCCACGCCTTGCCCTCGATGCCGTACTGGGTCTCGATCACCTCCCACAGGTCCGCAATCGCCTCGAACGGGGCCGAGTGCAGGGTGGTGCGGATCTCGTCAGGCAGCGTCAGCATTGGTCCCTACGGGCTGTTGCAGGCGCTTCCTGAACGCGGCGCGCAGCTCGTCGAAGCCATCCGACACGGCGACCGTCACGTTGGTGCTGCTGTCCTCGGGTTCATCCAGCTCGCGGATCTTGCGGATCGTTTCGACGGCCAGCTTGTTCGCCTCAACGATGGTCTTGACGTCCTTGGGGTGATCGACGCTGTCGACCATGACCAGCAGCTTGTCCATCGCCTTGCGTGCCACTGCGAGGCCGGTCGTCATATCCTGCACGTCCTGGGTGGCCTCGTCGATCTGCACCTGACGAATCGCCTCGTCACTCGTCAATCCGTTCGTCACCTGTTCGTCAATGGGCGAGCCTGCCATTGCTTCCCGTACAAGTTCACGCTTGACATCACTGGTCCCCTTGATCCAGCCCTGCTTCTTGGCATACCTGCGCAGGGTCGGTTCGGGGATCGCGTGCTTGGTGGCCAGGGCGTTGATGCTGTACCCGCCCGCCGCGTAGTCGATCTCCGCAGCGGCGAAATCATATTGAGTGGTCATGAGCTGTCCTTTGTGCGCGAGGGAGCGCGTGTAATGTGTGCACCTATATAGCATCTTGCTATATACTGTGCATGTGGGCCTGTGCGCCCTCGTCCCCCACCACTTGAACGGAGCCAACTATGAAAGCCCAGGTAGTGCCGATCCATCCCGAGCCACGCGTGGACACACGCCGGCAGCGCGAGGACGCAACGATCCGCCGCGCCCTCTCCATCCTCTCGAACCGGATGCGCCAGCCCGGCGAGATGCTGACCAACCCCATCACGGCGCGCAACTACATGCGCCTCTACGCGGGGGAGCTGGAACACGAGGTCTTTCTAGTCTTGTTCCTGGACGCGCAGAACCGCGTGGTGGCGCGTGAGGAAATGTTTCGGGGCGGGCTCACACAGTGCAGCGTGCAGCCGCGCGAAGTGGTGAAGGCTGCGCTGGCCCATAACGCGGCCTCGGTGATGCTGGGGCATAACCACCCAAGCGGCAAAACCCAGCCCAGCGAAGCCGACAAGGTCCTCACTGGCACGCTGAAATCGGCGCTGGCCCTGATCGATGTGCGCGTGCTGGACCACATCATCGTCACCAGCAAGTTTGCCTACTCGTTCGCCGAACACGGCGAGATCTGACCCAAGGAGACCGTCATGCTTGAGAAACGACTTGTCGCTGCCGTGCGCGACATCATCAGCAGTTCCGACGCCAACGACGGCGACGCGCTCGCCGAAGCCATCCTGACCGCCCGCGCGCTGGTCGAGGCCCCGCCGAAACACGACACCGATCAGGCCACCATCGACAACTTCCTCGCGGCCCTGGCCGATCTCGGCTTCGGCGACGATGACGCGCCGGTCAACGGTGGCGACTGTGTGGACTGCGTCTGCGAGTATTGGGACCGCATCGCGCCCCTGGCCTCGGAGTGGCCACTGCCGCCCGAGCTGGCGCAGTTGCGCACCGAGCTGGACGTCGGCACCCGCGTGCTGTCGGTCGAGGGAGAAACCTCCGACACCGACCACGGCGAACGCCACACCGGCCCCAACGCGATCGGCACCATCACCGCCATCGACGACACTGTCGAGCATGGGATCTGCCTCGCGTTCGAGCCGTCCGGCGTGTCGGTGCTGCTGTCCTGCGCGGAACTGGCCGACGACCTGAAATACGAGATCGACCCGGAGCCGGTCTACATGGGCCGCAAGGAAGTGGTCGAGGAGGTCGAGCGGCAGCTGGGGCACGAAGGCTCTCACGAGCTGGCCGTGCGCGTCTACGAATACATGCGCGAGCAGGGGATGGTCGAGCACAACGGGGCGGGCTTCGTGATCGAGCGCGACACTAACGTTTTCCAGATTGCCGCCGACCTGTCCAGGGGCGATGGCCCCTACCCTGCGGATCTCGCGCGCTTCGACGGCCTGCTCAGCCCCGACGAGCTGCGCACCAAGTACGGCACCGCCAACGGCGGCGGCGAGCATCCGCGCTACCTGCGCAAGCACTGGAAGGCCGAGGTGGAGATCGACAGCACGATCCGGGGCTATTGGGATTGGGTCGCAGCCAGGATCGAACAGGACAACGACTGATCCAGTGCCAGCGTCTCCCTGCGGGGGCGCTTGCGCGGGAATGGTCCCGAATTCAGGAGAATGTCATGACGACCCAGCAAGACCTGCTTGCCAAGCTGTTGGCGCATGTGAAGCAGTACGACGACGAGGAAATCACTCAGCCGGAAAGTGCGCCGACCGGCACCGACTACAACCGCCTGTACGGGCTGGTCATGGGCTACGCCAAGTTCATCGAGCCGCTGCCGACCAAGGCCCCGGCGCACGAACCCGGCACGCCGACCGTCTACGCCTGCGAGGAGTGCGACTGGACCGGCACCTTGAGCGAGATCAACGGCATCCATCACATTCACCACATTCATGAGCGCGTCCTGCCTGGGGAACTGGCCCCGGCAGGCTGCTGCCCGGAGTGTGGCGCGCTGATCGGCATCGACGACCGCGACGTCCCGCATTACACCCTGTACAACGTCGGCAGGATCATGCGCGCACGAGGCTGGACCGTGGCCGCGCCCGCCGACTGCCCTTCCCTCAATACCATCAAAGGAGACGAAAAATGAACAACCAGTTCGACATGGTCTGCCCCGAGTGCGGCAGCTCAGCCCATCTGGACGTGGCCGCACTGGTGTGGGTGCGCCTGACCGCCGACGGCACCGACCCGGACGAAGCGCACGACGGTGGCCACGAGTGGGACGACGACAGCCCCTGCCGCTGCGACAACTGCGACTGGACCGGCACCGTCCTGGGGGCCAGCCCCGACGAGACCGACGGCCAGGAGGTCCCCGCACAGGGCGCGACGATCCCGCTGCCGCCCGACCCCGAGGGCAAGAACGACGCGCGCGCTGAATGGGCCGACAAGGCGATCCGCGCTTTCGCCCGCGCCACCAAAATGGACACTGCCGGCGAGGACGAGGAGACCGCGCTGGGCGACCTGCTGGCGAACATGATGCACTGGTGTGACCGCAAGGGAATCAGCTTCTCCGAGGCCGTCACCCGCGCAATGGACCACTACACCGAGGAAACCGCCGCGAACTGACAGCGCCAGTGTCAGCGCCTGCCATGCGCGGGTGCTGACGCGGGAATTGTCCCGGCAACCAAGGAGAAAGCGATGGATCAGCACCAAACCGCGATCACGGCGGCTTTCGTGATGGAAGGGCTGCACGACGCGGGCTACGACCGCGTGGTCAAGGCGTACAGCGGACACGGCGGCGCAATCGAGCTGGTCGACGCCGTGATGGCATGGGTGCCCGCCATCGAGCGCCTGCGCGCCGCTGCCGAGGCCGTGCACGACGAGTATCCGGGCGTGTTCGAGTACGAGGTCAGCAGCGCGTTCGGCCACTGGATCGGCGAGAGCATCGTCGACGACGGCGACCTGCCCGACCGTGCGCATGCCATGGGCATCCTGATCGACCTCGTGGAATCGTTCTTCCGCGTGCGCGACGACAAGGACCTGAGCCGGCGCATGCGCGCCAGCCTGGACGCCGCCGCCGATGCCATCATGGCACCGCCTGCCGCCAACGCCGGAGCCTGACCCATGAGCCGCCGTGACGAAGTTCGTCAACATGTGACGAAGCGTGACGAGCGGCTCGTCACCCGCGATCCGTGGGTGATGACCGCCGCCGAGCGCCAGTACCTGCGCGAGCGTCCCGCCAGCATGGCGATCCAGCCCGAGCGCAGCACATGGCCGCTGGTGCTGGGCGCGCTCGCCCTGTTCCTCGCTGCCCTCGCGCTTGACGGCTACCCCGCGCTGCGCGGGGCGCTGGCCGACATCCCCTGGGCCAAGCTGTTCAACTACCAGCCTGTCTCGCCGGTTGATCCCGGCGACCGCAACGGGCTGCTGCACAAATGAAAGGAAACACCATGCACGACGAAATCAACCTGCCGCAAGGAGCCAGCCAGTGACCGGGCGTCCGTCCGCCGAAGTGGCGAAGGCCGTCGCCATGCTGCGCGAGAGCGGCGGCAGGATGACGGCCTACGCCGCCGCGCAAGCCGTCGGCATCGCGCTGTCCACCATCTACCGCTCGGCGCTCTACAAGGCGTACAAGGCCGAGCAGGAAGCCACCCCCAACCGCAAGGAGAAGAAACCATGAAGCAGGCATACGTGAAGGGCACCGACATCAGGATCGTCGGCTCCCTCGACACCATCCAGGCCAGGGCCAACATCGTTGGCTTCGAGGACGACGGCACCCCGATCTGGGAGGGCGAAACCAAGGTGTTCTGGGACAGCCAGCAGACTGTGACGAACGAAGCCGGCCAGCCGATGTTCCTGACCTGGGACGGCGCTGAGTATTCCCTCGACCAGATCGAACTGCGCGACGAGGAGGCCGCGTCATGAAAAAGAAGGACGTCAAGATCTACCAGGCCGGCATCGACGACATGATCGCCCGCTATGGCTGGGCCGTGCAGGGCGTGTTCGGCAGCCCGACCTCGCCCGCGTTCAGCTACACCGTCGGCCTGGCCGCGAAGGGCCTGCCCGAGATCATCGTGTTTGGCCTGCCGTCCCAGGTGGCGCACCAGTTCCTGAACGCGCTGGGCCGCCGCTTCACCGCCGACGGCGTGCCGCCGCTCGACGTCAACCTGCTCGACGTCGCCAAGGACTACCCGGCCCGGCTGCTGCCGGTGCCGCGTGAGCAGGCCGACCAGTACCTGTTCGCCGCCAAGCACCGCTACCCGGCCTACACGGCGGTGCAGCTGGTCTGGACCGACGAGAATAGCCGCTTCCCCTGGGATGCCGGCTTTGACCCGGCGCTGGTGTCACGCCAGCCCATCCTTCGCAACACAACCCACTGAAAGGAACGACCATGACTCTGGTAATCAAGGCATCCACCACCACGCAGGAGATCGAGGACGCGATCCCCTACGTCGACATGCGCCGCCACGCCATCGAGCGCCGCGACGACGCCGCCGCAGTGATCGGCGAGCAGGGCGATCAGGAGGTGCTGGAGCTGCACCAGATCGACGGCGTCGACGTCCTGTACTCGCCCACCTGGGGCTACGCCTACGTCAACCAGCAGGGCAGCGGCACCGGCGACAGCATGGTGCTGGACAATGGCGAAGCGGAATCCGCCGAGCACGCCGCCCGCCTCTGGCGCGAACAGGGAGGCCAACCATGAGCCACGATCCCGTCACCATCATCGCCACCATGGACGACGACTGCGCGTGGGAGCTGGCCCAGTTCTGCAAGCGCTCGGAGTTCCAGGACTTCTACGACCACACCGAGGCCCACCTGCCGCATGACGAGCGCACGGCCCTGGCCTACCGCATGATTCGCGGCATCGAGGCGGTGCAGGGCGCGCTGGCCAAACAGGGCTACAACCCACGCTAAGGAGACAGCATGACACCCATCGCACAGCACATCGTCGCACTGGTCCAGGAATGGGACCGGATGGACACCGAGCAGCGCCGCAACAGCGGACGCGGCAAGGGGATCCTGCACGATATCCACCTGATCGGCCAGACTGCCGCGTTCTTCGGCGACTACGACGGCATGAAGGAACTGCACGACGCCGCCGAGGCGCTGGTCGGCCGCGACAACAGCGTCGGCTACTGGCTCAACACCATGTGGGACGGTATTGGCAGCTGGCAGAGTTGACCGCCTCCGCGCCAGCACAGCCGCCTGCGGGCGGCTTTTTTACGTCCGTGCGCGCCCGACGCAGGGCATGTCCCACTGCGCGTGCAGGCCGTCGCCGGCATCGGCCACCACGCGCGCGACGTAGCGGCCCCCTTCGGCCAGTTCGAGCGTGTACGGCAGCGTAACGCGGTAGACGCCGTTCGAGTCGGGCAGGTAGGGCATGTCCAGGGGCCATTGCGCGCCGCCGACCGGCAGGCCGGCGCCGTCGAACAGGGCCACCGACACATGGGCGTCGCTCACGAACGCGCCGCTGTTCTCGTCGCGCAGGCCGGTCACGTCCACGATGTTGTTGTTGCCAATATAGAGAATATGGATGGTGCTCATCGGTCGGGCCTCAGATCAACGCGCCCGCCGAGGGCGGTGCGCATGCGGGTGGGCGCCTGTAGCGCGGGTTGGGCCTGGGCCGATCCCGCCAGTGCCAGGTGCAGCCGCATGGTGGCCAGCGACAGCGCGCCGGGCTGGGCCGTGTACTGCGCCAGCGCGCCCTTCGCGTGCTGGGCGGCCTGCGCCGTGGTGACGGACACGTCGATCCCGACCAGCAGCCGGTTGCCGTCGCCAATGTGTTCGGCCTGGCCGGTCGCCAGCAGCACGTCGGACGCGACTCCGGCCAGCAACGCGGCCTGCTGGCCCTGGCGGGTGGCCGCTGGCCCATCCGAAGACAGCCCGAGCTGGCCGACCGCGTGCTGCCGCTGGCCGCTTTCAATCGTATTGACGCTCTCGCCGCGCACCTGGGCGCGTACGCGCTGGCTCTGGTAGGTGGCCGCCACGGCGTCGGCGCCGACCTCTGCGTCGGCACTGCTGCCCTGCTCCTGCGCGGTGCCGGCCTGCGTGGCGCTGGACACCTGCGCCTGCGCGTCGGCCTGCTGCTCCTGGGCGGTCGCCACGTCCAGCACATACGCGCTGTCGGCGATGGCGGCGACCTGCTGGACGCTGGCGGTCGCCACGCTGGCGTCACCGGCGGCGTCGAGCTGGCCGCTGCTGCCCTGGGCTTGCGCGAGCTGGGCGTTCGCGTCGAGGCTGAGTTCGGCGCCGGCGCCGGTCGTCTGGGCCTGCGCGGCGCTGGTGCTGGTGTCGCTGGCGAGGCCCGCCTGCGCACTGCTGGCCTGGGCCTGCGCCGTGCCGCTGCTGGCCGGCTGGAACAGGGCCGCCTGCACGCTGGCGGCTTGCGCCTGGGCGGTGCTGGCGGCGCCGTCGCACGCGAGCGTGGCGAACGCTGCCGCCTGCTGCGCCTGGGCGCTGGCGCTCTGCCCTGCTGCCGCGCTGGCAGCACTGGCCGCGCTGCTCTGGGCCTGCGCGCTGGCGACACTGACCGTGCTGGCCCCGCCGCTCAGGGCGGCGGCCGCATTGCTGGTCTGGCCCTGCTTGGTGCCGACCCTGATGCCCGGATCGGCCTCGACGATGGACACCGCCGACAGCAGGCGCCGCGAATTGACCGTGGTGCCGGTGATGCCCACATTGGTCGCAATCTGCGCGACGCTGGTGATGAGCGTGCCGGTCCCGTAGAAATACGTGGTGCGCGGGGCGGTGAACGCCATCCCGTTGATCCAGGTCGCCGCCGTGTCGTAGCTGACGGAAACCACGGCAGCGGCGATGAAGCCCGGCCCTGCGGTATTGAACGGCCCCGCGAAGATCGAGGTGCTCGCGGTATTCGTGACACTTTGCACCACGATGTCGAACGCCGCCGGGCCGGGCGACTGCACATGCAGTGCGGTGAGCGCGCGGCCACCGCCGGATACGTCGGCACTCCAGTTGACCGTGATGACGTTGGACGGGTGCCCGATCGCGTTCAGGCAGTAGAACCAGCGCAGGTGCGCGTAGTGGTCCGTGAACCCGATCTCGGTGGTCGCCACATAGGTGTTGCCGGCCGTGTCGGTGACGGTCGCGCTCGCCACGACATCGTGCTGCACCGCCAGCAGGATATGGTTGCCGGCGATGACTTCCGACGCCGCCATGACATCGCTGAACCCGTCCGCGGCGGTGTAGCCGATGTTGAGTTCGGTGATATCGCGGCGCAGCAAGGCCCATGGGTTGGCGACCGTGGCGGCGGCGCTGGCGCCCTGCGCCTGGCTGCTGCTGGCCGAGACGACCCAGCTGCCCATGGCGGCGGCACTGCCGGCCTGCGCCTGGCTGGTCGCCACGCTGGTCGCGAGCGGCGCCGCCGACAGCACATGCTGGGCCTGGCTGGTGGCGACGGTGGCGTCGATTACGGCCGGACCAAGTGGCGTGAACGGCAGGCCCTCGAAGGCCAGGTCGAGCGACGTGCTTTCCGCCGGGCCGGTATCGTCGAAGGGAAGTCCCTCGAACGCGATGTCGAGCGACAGCAGATCGAGGGCCATGGCTGCCCCCTTTACACGACAGTCAGGTCGTCAAACCAGCACGAATAGGTGGTCGCGGTGGTCCAGGCCCAGCCGAACACTTGCACCACGCCGTCCTCGGTCGGCGTGATCGTGATCGAGACCTGCTCCCAGGTGTTGGCCGCTGCCGTCATCGACGCACTCACGTCCACCGCGGCGCTGCCGATCCCGCTCAGCGACCCGCCGTACACCTTGATGCCGCAATTCATGCCGGCGTTGTCACGCTGGACCCAGCAGGCAATCGTGGTGCTCACCCCAGCCAGCACCCGGCGCCGCAGCAGCGGCAGCGTGGCGTGGCGCGACGAATTGAGGTACTGGTTCGACGTGATGCTCAGCTTCCAGGCCAGGCCGGTCGCGGCGTGGCGCGTGGTCGTGTCCGAGAACACCGTACCCCACTGGTAGTAGGAGCGGTGGTCGCTGGCATTGCGGCCGAAGTTCTGGAACCGGAGCGTGTCACCCATCGACGGCGCGCCGTACAGGACCTTGGTGGTCGATTGGAGCAGCGCGTCGATCAGCACCGAATTCCCGTTCGGGAAGTACACGTCTGCCGTGACATTGTTGGCGAAGGTCGTGTTGTACAGCGTGACCTTGCCGGTCGGGGAGCTTGGCCAGAACCCGTAGGTGCCGCAGTTGTCGATCTGGTCGATGTAGATGCGCCCGAGGCCACCATCGTTCTGGGCACCGCTGTAGCCGTAGCCCAGCGAGCCGGTGAGGCGGCGGGCGATGATCGTCATGTCGCCGTTGGATGCGCCAGCGTTGAAGCCGTTCTGGCAGTGGACGACGTTCCCGGCATTGAGGTAGAGCGAGGTGGCGAACACGCCCGGCAGGACGTTGGCACACCCGACCACGGCCTCGAACTGCAGCCGCGCGCCGACCGTGCCCGAAGTCATGATTACCGGGCAGGAAGTGAAATGCGCGGCGCCGATCTTCGAGACACTGACATACGTGCGGTTGCTCAGGTCCAGGAAGGCGCTGGTGCCGTGCGCGCCGCTCAGCCAGGTCACGCCGGTCTGGGTCGTGTAGCTGGCGTCCCAGCCGCCGGAAATGCTGAGCAGGTTGCCATCGGCGCCGGAGACCGGGATCAGGCGTTGGGTCGAGCTGAAAGCAGAAGCGGCATAGCCGTTGACCGCATCGAGCGGCTGCAGCCGGTACAGCGACACCGTCTCGGTGGCCCCGGTGTAGGGGCGCGGCGTGTTGGCTGCAGCGCCGGCCGAGCCTTCCGCCCAGTTGCCCAGCTCGACCGCCGTGCCGTCGATCGACTGGATCGGATACCACTCCGGTTCGCCGGCCGTGTTCTTGCCGATCAGCGACAGGTGCGTGAGCGCATCCGCGCTGGACGGCGCCTTGCAGGCGATGATGTTGTCAAGGTAGAACGTCAGCGAGCCGGGATCATTGACGGCATACACCGAGACCGAGGCGATCGCGCTTGACAGTGGACCGCCGAAATCCTTCACGATGGCACGCCAGAGGCTTCCCGACATGGAGAATTCGGTCAGCGGGATCGTGTGCACCGGCACGTCCCCCAGCGTATCGCTGCACAGGCGCAGTTCGACGGTGCCAAGCAGCGGGGCCGCACTGGCCCGGAACCAGAAACTGATCTGCTGGTAGCTGGACAGGTCGAGCGTGGACGGCAGGGTCTTGTACGCCACCTTGCCGGTCGTGAAGGCGGTCACGATCGCCAGCGACAGGCAGCCGGTGTTGTGCTTGCGCAGGCTGGTGTTGACCGACTGGGTGACGTTGGCGCTCGCCGCGGTCCAGGTCGCGTCGCAGCTCTCGATGTTGAGGGTGCGCGCCGCGTTCATGGTCAGGAAGCGGCTGCCATTGGTCCAGGTGGCCGTGCCCATCTGGACCGGGGCGGGCGTGGCCGCCAGGCGCGCCTCGTCGCCGGCACTGCAGCGCAACGTGGTCAGGGCCGAGAAGGCGCGGAACGCGCCCTTGACGGAACGCCCGCCCGGCCCGCGCAGCAGCAGCTTGACATTGGCCCAGTTCGGGTCGTCGGTGGCGTTGGTCGGGAATTCGGCGGTGGGCACCGTGTAGCCCGCGTTGCTGGCATAGCGCGCGGTGCCGTTGGTGACGCGCAGCTCCTCGATCCAGCCAGGGAAACGGCCGACCGTGCTGCTGCTGCTGTAGTTGCCGATGGCAAACGTCGCTGCCGAGTCGAACAGGGCGGTGCCCATCGTCACCGAGGCGAGCATCGCACCATCGGCATAAAGACGGATCACCCCGGCGGCATCGCGGTCCACCGCGACGTGATACCAGGTGTTCGTCACGAACGTCTTGCTGCCGGACAGCAGGGTCCAGGCGGTGCCGGAAGTCGAATACTGGAACTGCAGGGCGGTCTGGGCCGTGTTCAGCGACAGCGCCCACGAAGCGTTCGATACGGCGTTGGTGCCCTGGCCGACAATGACCTGGTTCGTGTTGCCGCCCGAGGTCGCCTGCGGGTTGATCCAGGCCTCGACCGTGAACTGGCCCGAGAACAGCAGGTCCGCTGCGTCCGGGGTCGTGATGACCGCGGCGGTGGCGGCGCCCGGCAGGCTGAACGAGAGCGAACCGTAGCCGAACTTCGGGTTGTCGCCGATCGAGGTGACGGTGTTATTGACCGTCAGCGTCCGGGCGCTCGGGGACGCATCGTAGGGGAAGTCCGAGTTGGCCGTGACCGTCGGGTCGATGATGAAGACGGTCATGGCGCGCTACCCCTTACAGGCCGGCCGAGCTGTTCAGCACGTCGTGGGTGAACGACGAGCAGGAGACGGTCTGGCCCGAGCTGATGCTGGTGGTGGCGATGATCATGTTGGCGGCGCTGGTGCCGACCGAGCCGTCCATCACGACGGTCGTGCCGTCGGATTTGAAGGCGCGGAAGAAGGTCGCGGTGCCGGTGGCGTCGGCGCTGGAGTCGGCGGTGATCGCGCTGAACGTAATCAGGCCGCCCACGGCGGCCGGGGCCGCGGTGGCCGAGAAGCGCAGTTCGGCCAGCAGGGTGTTGCCCGACAAGGCAGTGTTGGCGGTCGCTGGCTGGGTGCCGGAATAGATGCGCAGGTAGCCGTTGTTGAGCATGGCCGACAGCGCATCGGCCTGGGCGTTGACGGTGGCGTCGGACAACTGGGTATTCATTGCCATGATGGATCTCCTTGCCAGGCGCGCGGGCCAGGCAAACGGGGGGTGCAGACGAAAAAAAACCCGCCGGGTGGCGGGCTTGCGTAAAAGGGTTGCGGGTGGCGCGGCGGGTTATGGCCTTGAGCGGCCGGCGTCGGGCACTCCCGCAGAAATCAGTCGGGGGCTTCGGTGAAGGTGACGTAATACTTCTTGCCGACGACGAGCTGGTCGATGACGGCCTGATTTTGGATCGAGGCGTTGAACTCGGCGCAGGGGGTGTACTTGCCGAAGATCGCGTTTTCGCTCAGCGCCTGCTTTTCGCTCGACCCTTCCCACACGGCGCCGAACTTGACGTAGCCGCCGGCCGGGTCGCCGCTGCTGGATCGGGAAGGATTGACAGTGTGGAGTTGCAGTTTGCAGACCATGACATCGCTCATGATGTGTTCCTCTCTATACGGGTTCGGGATAGAGGGGTTGGTCTTGCAGTGTTGCGCCCCTGGGAATGTGGAAACTCGGGACGAACGAAGGCCGCGAGGGTCGCCGTCCACTGCTGCACGGTGTGTCGCTGGCACCCGGATAACGCCGGGTGTTTCGCCCGAGTTATGCCAAGTCGAAAGGGCCAGAAACCATCCACAACAGCACCAATACGCTCAGCAGTGCCGTCAGGATACGGATTTAAAGGCCCGAATTCAAGCCAATTTTGCTTCGACGTCCTCGCGGTCGCTGCGCAGGCGCTTTTTGGCGCGGGTGACGCCGCGCACCAGATCCATTTCCAGCTCCTCGACCATGTCGAGCACAAAGTCGCGGATCGCCGGGTTGCAGCGCAGCTCGGTCTCGCCCTTGCCCAGGCACAGCGGGCAATCCTTCTCCGACAGCACCGGCGCGCCCAGCACCTTCACCTTGCCGTGGCCGGTGCAGGCCGGGCACACGGAGTTCAGCCAGCGGCGCAGCGACAGGTAGGCCACCTTGTCGATCGGGATGTGGTCGGGCCAGTTGCGGCGCAGCGCCTTGGTCGAGACGATCCAGGTCCACTTGTCCAGCAGGCGGCGGTAGCAGCTGGCGTCATTGCCATACTTCACGCGCACCAGCAGGCCGCCGAAGGTCGACGACAGGGCCATCGCCATCAGGACGTCGGTGGTGACGTGCAGCGCGTCGTTGCGCAGGTTGCCAGACTGGGTGGCGCGGGCATAGCGTTCGGCCAGGAGCATGGGTGCCTCAGACGAGTTTCAGGGTGGTCAAAACGTGGTCCATCGCGCGGTCGACCAGCTGCGGGGTCGGGTGGCCCTTGATGATCGGGTCGATCAGCGCCGCGATCTCGTCCTGGGTGGCGTCACTGGCGCAGAGCATCAGGCGCACCATGCGGTAGCGCCTGGCGTCCTGCTCGTTGATTTCGAGCTGGTTCATGTGGTCTCCAGGATGTCGATGTTGTAGACGGCTTTCATGAGGTGGCGCTTGAGCTTGTAGACGGCGGTAAGCACGCCCTTGACGTCCTCGACGACTTCGCGGCCGTCCTGCTCGTAGACGAAGTCGGCGATGTAGCGGATGGCCGGGGTGGAGCGGCGGCTCCCTGCCAGGCGCACGCCGCGCACCAGCTCGAACGACACCTGGCGGCGCAGCTTCGAGATCCGGCCCTCGGCGGCCAGCTGCAGCAGCGCCTTCCAGCGGCGCGCCTCGGCCTGCGAGTCGAACGCCAGGCCGTCGACCACGGTCTTGCGGTTGAAGAACTTGCGGCCCATTAGCGGCGCTCCTTGCGCTGGCGCGCCTGGCCGCGCCTGCCCCTGGCCACGTCCAGCAGGACCACCGGGGCCGGCACCGGGTTCCTCGCGCGCTGCTCGCGGCGCGTGACCTCGGCCATCGCGCGCACGCGGGCCGCCGCGCGCACCTGCAGGTCGGACGACAGGGCCTCGGCGAGGTTGCTGGCCTGGCGCGCCGCGCGCCAGTGGGCAATGAGGACGACGCTCATGCTTGCTCCTTGGCGAGGGTGCAGTTGCCGTAGTGGCTGGGCAGGTCGCGCAGGTCGTTGCTGCCATCGCGGCGGCCGCGCGAGGACGGGATGTTCTGGCGCGACAGGGGTTTGAACGGGGGCATCTCGCGCGGCGGCACCTTCGGCTGCTGGCTGGGGTCGGGCGGGACCTCGATCAGGCCGAACCGTTCCAGCAGCGCATCGCTGGCCCTGATCCGCGGGCCGGCCTCGCATACCGTGTCGGCGCAGCCGCGCACGACCAGGTCGCGGTACAGCTCGGAGATCTCGGCCAGCGTCAGGCGCAGCGTGCCGTGCTGCAGCACCCCCTCCTCCGGGGTAATCTGCGCGCCGGTCAGCAGCAACTTGATGATCTTGTACAGCTTGCTGTTCGTGTTCGGCATCTTCATGCGTGCTCTCCGTCGGAATACACCGGGTCCAGGCCGTTCGCGGCCAGCCACTCGGCCAGGCGCTGGTGGTTGTTGTCAGGGGTTTGGCGGTAGCCGTGCTCGATCGCCATCGCCAGGGTCAGGATGAAGTCGCGGTCGGGGCCGGGATGGCGCAGCGGCACGCGCCACTGCGCCATGTCCTCCACCGTCCAGCCGTAGTGCTCGGCCACGTCCTCGAGCGCCCGGATCACGCGGGCCAGGCGCGGGACGTCGTCCATCGCAGCCTGGTTGATGCGGATGCGCACCTTCTCGAGTTCAATGTCGGCCAGCTCCCAGTCGTAGAACCAGGCCAGCATGTTGAAGTCGATCATGAAGTCGCGCGAGACCGCGATCTTGCGGGTCGCGGGCGCTACCGGGCGCGGAGGACGGGACATGCGCATCCGCTTACGCCTCGGTGCGGATGCTGGTGGTGAACGCGCTCATGGTCGCGTAGGTGTCGGCCACGCCAGCCGCGGTGCCGGCGAAGGTGCGCAGGTACTTGGGGTCGATGCCCAGGTTCTGGCCGCCCAGCTCGGCCTTCTGGCCGCAGGCGTCGTAGCGCACGATCCAGCCGTTTTCCTGCTCGACTTCGCGGCGCAGGGCGCGGGTCTTGGCCTCGGTGAAGTCCTTGCTGGCGTTGTCGCCGTCGTCGGTGACGACGTTGACGATCACCTTGTCGGCCCAGCCCTCGGCCGTGATGCGGGCGCGCTGGCGCAGCAGGGTGCGGCAGATCGCGTCCCAGACGGCGGTGGTGCCGACCGGCTCGTAGTGCACGCTGGTGAGACTGCCCAGGTGCGCGATGTTGACGCCCTCGTACAGCAGGTCGATCTTGTCGTCGAACAGGACCAGGGTGGCGCGGGCCTGGCCCGGCACCGTCCTCTGCTCGGACAGGAAGCTGTTGTAGCCGGCGATCGTGTCGTGGCGCAGGTGGCTCATCGAGCCGCTGCGGTCCAGGATGCTGATGATCTCTACTTTCATGTGGTCCCTTTGCTGGTTATAGGTACTGCCTGCTGTTCGATGCTCAGTGCTACCGTCTCTTCCCCAACACCTCTGATGGTGGGCAGACGTAGCCTTCCCTGACGCCTGCCTTTACGCACACCTCCGACGGAGCCGCACGACGCGCCAGCCTTACGGTTCATGGGTGCTGGCTTCGCCGCCCATCGCTCCTGTCTCAGAACCTGTCCCACAGTAGGAGCCTTCACCACGCACCGCTGCCGTCTTCCCAACCGACCAGTGCGCTGTCTTGCCGCTTACCGGATCACCGGGCGCGCGGCGCGCGTGAGCGCCATGCGCAGCTTTCTCGGGCCTTCATCACCCCATTCCAGCAGCGCGTCGGCCCAGTCGGTGCCGATGATGTTTTCCGGGTACGCCATCCCGCAGCCGAGCAGTTCGGCCGCTTTCTGCGCTTTCTCCACGCCCGGGTTGAAGCCACGGCGGGCGCAGGTCTCCCAGTCGTTGTCGCCGCACACCACGGCCAGCCCCTCGACGCGGGCGCGCTTGGCCACCGCGACCAGGTTGCCGGCGTCCAGGCAGATCTCGACCTGCGCGGTGGGCACGTTCTGGAAGATCGCCAGGCCGGTCGCAAACCCTTCCGTGAACGCATGCAGCACGGCGCCGGGGCGCTGCAGGACCAGCGACACCTCGCGCGTCGAGCAGCCGGTGTAGTTTTTCTTGGTGCCGTCGGGCCAGATGCGCTGCACGGTGGCCAGGCGCCCGTCCCTGAACAGCGGCCAGACCAGCGCCTCGCCGTCCAGGCGCAGCTTGTCGCCGCCGAACATCGACAGGCCCTTGCGCGTCAGGTACGGGTGGCCGTCGTACAGGCGCGGCAGCGACTGGTAATAGCGGACCATGCCCTGATAGGCGCGCGCGGCCCTCTCGCGCTCGCGCTGGCGGCGGATCTCGTTGTCGCGCTCGATGCGCTTTCTCTCCATCGGCGGGACCGGGGTGTCGTCGGTCCACTCGATCCACTCTTCGTCGACCGCGTAATCCTTGAAGTAGCCGCGGCGGCCGTCCACGCGCAGCATGTAGGCGCCGTTCTTCTTCTTCGGCTTGTCGACCGTCGCACAGCGATACCACTTGCCGTTGGCGACGACCTCGCGCGGGAGAAAACCGGCGGCCAGCAGGGTGTTATGGAAATCCATCAGGCGCCCACTTTCTTCTTGAAACCCATCTTCTTGCCGAACGCGATGTCCAGCGACGTCAGCTTGTTGCGCACGTACTGCTTGGCCTCGACCGGGACGACGTCGGCGAACGGGATGTTCGGGGCCAGCTGGTTGGTCAGGCGTGCGTAGCGGTTCCTGGCCCAGCTCTCCGGGTTCTCCTTCTTGCGGCGGATCGCCTCGTGCACCAGCTGCGGGTACAGGTCGTCGGCCAGCTCGGCGGGATTGCGGGCGGCCAGCAGCTCGACCAGGCTGCCCGGCTCGTGGCGCACGGCCTCCTTCGGCGGGTAGACGTGGCCGCAGGTCGGGCAGTACGGCATCGGGTGGTGCAGGCACTTGCAGGCCGGGCATTTCACCGGCTTGACTTCGCCCTTCTCGCGGCTCTTGCCGGCGCTGGCGCGGCGGCCGCGCTCGAAGTCCAGTGCACCCTCGGCGAAGAACCGGGTCCACTTGTCCCAGAAGCGCTCGGAATTGCCCGAGTGGTCCAGCACGATGCAGGCGTCCTTGCCGTCGGCGATGCGCAGGCCCCGGCCGAACAGCTGGATGTACTCGGCGAGCGAGTTGGCCAGCGGGCGCGCCATGATGACCACGCCAATGTCCGGCACATCAAACCCTTTACTCGCGGCCGTCACGGTGATGAGGCCCCGGATCGCCGAGTCCGGGCGGCGGAACTCCTCGACCACTTCGGCGCGCTCGACGTCGTCCTCGCGGTAGGTGTAGGCGCGGGTGATGATGCCGGCGGCCAGGAACTGGCGCTCCAGCTCCTGGACGTGGGCGGTGTCGACGGCCGAGCAGATGAATTTCCTGTCCTGGCCGAGCCGCAGGTACTCGGCCACGCAGTCGCCCACGACTTTGCTGGCGCGGCGGCTGGTCTCGCCAATGTCGAATTCGCCGTTCACGATCGGCACCCCGGCCATGTCCGGCTCGCGGGCGGCGAAGATGCGGAACGGCGCCAGGAAGCCGCGGCGGATCAGGTCGTTGGTGGTGGCCACGTTGATGAGGACGTCGTACATCTTGTCCAGGCCGCGCGTAAACGGGGTGGCGGTGAGGCCGATGAACACGGTCGAGCCGTCGTCCTCGGCCATGCGCTTTTTCACCGTCTGGCTGATCGTGTGGCACTCGTCGATCAGGACCACGACACTGGACGGCCAGGCGCGGCGCGCCAGGGTCTGGCTGGAACACACCTGCACGCGCTCCCACGGCCACGCGCGCGGGTGCTGGGCCTGCACCACGCCGTGCGCGATCCCCTCGGCATCGAACACGCGCGAGGTCTGGTCGATCAGGTTGATGCGGTCGCAGACAAACGCGGCGCGGTTGCCCTTCCTGACCGTCTCCTTGACCATGAAGGCGCCGATCTTGGTTTTCCCGGAGCCGGTCGGCGCGACCAGGCAGATGCGGCGGTAGCCGGCGCGGATCGCGTTGCGGATCGCCTCGATCGCGTCGATCTGGTAGTCGCGCAGGTCGCCAAAGTTTTCCATTACACGCCCCGCACCAGTTTGCGCACGCGCTCGAACAGGTCGTGCTCGCTGGGCGCTTCCACCAGGGCCACCAGGTCGGCCAGCAGCCGGCGCTGGTGCTGCAGCTGGCGTTTATGGTTGTCGCGCTCGCGGGCCAGCTCGTTGCCGCGCGCGATCTCCTGGTCGAGACGGCGCTTGATGCCGAAGCGGGCGCGGATCTCGGCCGCCAGCAGGTCGCCGCGGTGGCCGGCGGCAAGCGCGTCGAGCTGGGCGGTCAGGATCTCGACCTCCTCTCTCAAGAGGTCGATCATTTCCTCGGCCGACGGCACGTCCAGGTCGTCCTCGTTCATTTGCACACCTTCCAGTGGCTGCCATTACCGCGGCGCATGTCATCGACGCTGGCGATCTCCACGGACGTGTTCAGGCTCAGGCGGTTGCGCTCGCGTCGGTAGGCCCGGCGCGCTTCGTCGACGTAGACCGACGGGCGCCGGGTGCACACGAACGCCTCGACCTGCGGGGCCAGCGCCAGGCGCGCGCTGTCGCCGACGGCATCGAACAGCGCGTCCGACAGCGGGCGGTTGGCGTCGGCCAGGTAGGTGCGCACCAGGTGCTTCCTGATGAACGCATGGGGGCCGGGCAGCCAGGGGTACAGCGCGTTGGCCTGGTCGAAGTCGATCCGCGGGCCGCCGTCGGCCAGCGCGGTGAGATAGGTCCGCAGCGACCAGTCCTTGACCCAGGCGACGATGAAATACTCGGCGGCTTTCTTGCGGTCCATCATGGCTCGATCCCCAGCTTCTCGTTGCACAGGGCGCGCAGTTCCTGCTGCGTGCCGTACAGCTGCTCGAAGCGCGCCTTGTTCGGGTGCACCGCGACCAGGCTCTGGTCGACGCCGGTGCCCTGTTGGTGGTGGCCGGCGCAGAGCGGCAAAACGTTCAGGTGGCAGCCTGGTTTCGTGCGGCCGTCGATGTGGTGGATCGAGACGTAGTCGCTGGTGGCCAGGCCGGCCACGCGGCAGGCGATGCAGCCGATCTCGCTGGCCAGGCGGTCCCAGTAGGCGTGCTCCTGCGCGCTCACGGCGCGCTGGCGGCTTTTCAGGCCGGTCTTGGAACGCGACTTGGGCTGTTTTTCACGCGCCCGGGTCGAAAACCCGCTGCGCTTGAGAATCGCGGTGCGCTTCATTTGAGGGACCCGGCCTTGACCACGCGCAGTTCCAGCTGGCGCGCCAGGTAGACCTCGAGCTGGGCGCCCTTCGAGCGGTTCCAGCCCGGCAGCACGACCAGGGTGTCGCAATGGGTCAGCATGGCGACGATGTCATGGCGCATGTAGCCGGCCCAGGTCGTGTCCGGGGCCAGCTCGAACTCGGCCGGATTGATGACGCGGTAGCCCAGGTTGCGCAGGCGCGCGGCTTCGGCATTGAAGGCGGGACGGTTCAGGTCGACCTTGCCGGTCATCGGCCCGGAGAGATAGATCGCGTTGGTCGGCGGCGTGTGGCGGTAGGGCCGGACCTCGACCAGGTTGTAGGCCTCGTTGAGCTGTTCGCACTGGGCCACGCCTTCGCAGGCGCGCTCGATCCCGCTGCAGCGCCTGACCGGGGTGCCCTTTTTCAGCCACTGGTGCACGGCCTGCGGCGACACGCCCAGCTCGCGGGCCAGCGCACTGAACGAGCCGGCCTGGTTGGCGGCGACCTCCAGGAACCCCTGCTCGCGGTGCCGGCGGGCGGCGCGCATCCGTGCGGAAAGTTTTTTCATGGGATAGATTCTACAAGCAACACTTTAAATATCAAGTGAAACTTTAGAGAATCAAGCGCCACTTATCATAACGCTGTGTTATGTTGCGCCTTGGGAAAACGACACACCACCACAAGAGGGAGTACGCCAATGCCAACAATCCATGATCGGATTAAGCGCCGCAGAGAGGAGCAGGGCCTCAGTCGCGCCCAGCTTGCCAAGAAGTGTAAGGTCACACCGCAGGCCGTCTATGGGTGGGAGGAACTAGGGGCCATGCCATCGTTCAATCGGTTAAAAACTGTTGCCGAAGTCTTAAAAACAACATCGGAATACTTGTCGGGTGGAATTGATGTTAATGTTCCGTTAGCAGAAAAATACACCTTGGTAAGATTGCTAGGGACCGACAAGGAAGGAGGCATAGCAGTGCAGCACAACATCGAAGTTGGCGGACTCGCTGACGACCAATACAGCTTTGCCTATCGCAGGGATTTCCTGCAGCAGCTGGGCGTATCGCCCGAAGCCTGCCGCGTCTACATGACCACCGATGACAGCATGAACCTGGGCCAGCAGCTGCTGGTCGACACCAGCCAGAAGAACCTGCAGGACGACAAGGTGTTCCTGATCGACACCCCGGCCGGCCTGAAAGTGCGTCGCGTGTTCATCCAGATCGACGGCCAGGTGCGCGTTTGCGCCGACCGCGCCAACGTGCCCGAGCAGCTGGTCCCGGCCTCGGCCGTCAAGCCCATAGGCCGGGTTGTTGCCCAGCAGGGGGCGCTATAGCGCAACAGTGCGCCGCCACCCGGAGCCGACCTTAGCGTCGGCTTTTTTTTCGTCTCAACGAGTCTCTCCGTGTCTCACAGAGGCGCGGAGGCTCGCGTTGCTTTGCGTTATCACAACAAGTTAACCTGACTGTAATCTCAAGTTTTATTGAAGAGTTCAAAGTTTCCCTTGTAAATTAAAGTCAAACTTTAATAGACTGGTTCCTGTTTCCCATCGACAAACAGGAGCCGCCCGTTGGACTATACCGCCCCCTATACGCTGTTCGGACTGACGCTGGCCGTCGGTCCGCATGAGCACGACAGCGAGCCGGCCCGCTTCGCCGGCACCGTCGTACTGGACGTCGACTTCACCTACGACAAAGGCTACCCGGCGCGCCCGGCCAGCCTGGACGACCCGGGCGAAGAGGGCCAGCCCGAGCATTTCGACTTCAAGCGCGTGCGGGCCACGCACCCGGTGGTGGCGGCGACGGCTGACAAGACCGTGAGCGTCATCGTCAACACCGGCGCCGACATCCACGACCGCCTGCCGTTCGCCACCCTGGCCCGGATCGAGGCGGATCTGATCGAGCGCCGCCGCCTGAGCCAGGACGACGCCAAGGTCGACCAGGCCGTGATCGCCCGCTTCCTCGACCTCGAGGCGCTGCAATGAACGCGCCCGTCATGAAAACCCACTGGAAGCAGCTGATCGACCCGCGCTTCCTCGGCGTCTACGCCCTGCCCAACGGCGAGGACATGACCGTCACCATCAAGTACGTCCAGAAAGAGACGATCACGATGATGGGCGGCAAGAAGGAAGACCACTCGCTCGCCTATATGGTCGAGACCAAGCCGCTGATCCTGAACTCGACCAACAGCAAGACGATCGAGAAACTGTATGGCCCCTACATCGAGGACTGGGCCGGGCGCCGCATCACGCTGTACGCGAGCACGACCAAACTCGGCAGCGAAATGGTCGAGTGCCTGCGCATCCGCACCAAGGTCCCGGCCGAGGTGAAGGAAGCGCTGCCGGCGGCGCGCATGGACAAGGCCCTGCAGGCGGTCAAGAAGGGCGACTTCGCGGCCGAGACCCTGCGCGTGAAGTACGCCCTGAGCGCGGAACAGGAAGCCCGCCTGGCCGAAGTCGAGGCCGAGCTGGCCGGCGACCAGCAGGCCGCAGCCGATGCCCCGCAGGAGGGTGCCTGATGCTCCCCGCACGCGAGCTGGGCATGCAGGTCGCCATCGCCCACGCTGGCGACGACTGGCGTGCCCAGGCGACCCGCGAATTGGTCCGGTTCGCGCGTGACCACGGCACCGCGTTCCTGATCGAGGCGGTGCGACACGCCGCTGCGGAACGGGGCCTGGAAGCGCCGCCGAATGAAAAGGCGTGGGGCGCCGTGACCCAAGGGGCGCGCCGCGCCGGCCTGATCGAGCCAGCCGGGTATGCGCTTGGCTCCAACGGCAGCCCGAAACCGTTGTGGCTCGCCAGCCGCTGCCGCGATTGGCCACTGTAGGAGAGCGCGTGAACAATTTCCACTTCCGCTGCTCGTCGCTGCACACCCTGATGGCCGACCCCAAGTCGATCGACCCGGCCCTGCTCAACACCCCCGAGCTGGCCGCGCTCGCCGCCAAGAAGGTGAAAACCGACGAGGACAAGGCGATCCTGGCGCCGCTGTTCGACAGCACCTTATCAAGCGGCGCCAAGTCCTATATCGAGGACCTGGCGCAGGAGTACGTGTACGGCTACACGAACATCGTGTCGTCGAAGTACACCCAGAAAGGGATCATCGTCGAGGACGAGTCGATCGCGCTGTACAACGAGCGCTTCTTCACGTCCTACAGGAAGAACAAGGAGCGCCGCACCAACGACTACATCACCGGCGAGTGCGACATCTATACCGGCGAGCGGATCATCGACATCAAGTCGAGCTGGTCGCTGGCGACCTTCCCCTCGCTCTCAAGCCAGGCGCACAAGACGGAATACGAGTGGCAGATGCGCGGCTACATGTGGCTCTGGGATTGCGACGAGGCCGAGGTGGCGTTCTGCCTGGTCGACACCCCCGAGGAGCTGATCGGCTACGAGAACCCGCTGCTGCACCAGTTCGGCGAGACCGAGCTGCGCGAGGAGCCGCTGCCGATCGAGCTGCGCATCACGACCATCACCTACCTGCGCGACCGCGCCATCGAGGAAAAGATCAAGCGCCGCGTCACGGCCGCGCGCGCCTACCTCGACACGATCGTCGCCCGCATCCACACCGAGCACGGCCTGCTCCACTGACCACCCACCCAAACCAAAGGAATCCCTAGACATGGCATCCGTCAATAAAGTCATCATCGTCGGCAACCTCGGCCGCGATCCCGAAATGCGCTACATGCCCAGCGGCGACCCGATCGCCAACATCGCCGTGGCGACGTCGTTCAAGAAGAAGGACGCCAAGACCGGCGAGCAGACCGAGCTGACCGAATGGCACCGCATTTCCTTCTTCGGCAAGCTGGCCGAGATCGTCGGGCAGTACCTCAAGAAGGGATCGAGCGTCTACGTCGAGGGCCGCCTGCAGACCCGCAAGTACACCGACAAGGACGGCGTCGAGAAGTACGCCACCGACATCATCGCGGAGAACATGCAGATGCTGGGTGGCGGCGGTGGCGCGGGTGCGGGTGCAGGCGCGCCGACGCGTCCGGCCGCAGCGCCGCGCCCGGCGCAGCAGCCGGCGGATCTGGGCGACGTGCCGTTTTGACGCCAGGGAGGCCACCATGAACCGTCCCCTGACCCCCTGCGAGCAGTTCCTGTACAACCGCAGCCACGACTTTGCCAAGGCCAACCCGGACCCGATCCTGTACGGCGTGCGCCTGTCCGGCTTCTTCCACGAGCTGGCCTGCGCGGCGGCCGTCCTGCTCGGCGAGACCGCGTCGCCGCTGCAGATCAATGACTTCAACAACGTGTTCTGGGCCAAGCTGGCGCAGATCCAGCACGGCGTGTCCCATGACGTGCGACTGGCGCCATACGTCACCCAGCCAGAGCCGGTGCCGGCGCCCGAAGACATCCCGGCCTATGTCGCCAACCTGGCGCTGCCGCTCACCACGCCGCCGGCGCCGGCTGCCACCGTTGAACCGCACCAATACCGCCGCGGCGGACTGCGCGGCCACCTCGTCGGCCCGGCCTATCTCAGCCCCGCCGAAATGAAGGCAAAGCGCAAGGCCCTCGGCTGGACGCAGGACCAGCTGGGCCTGGCCGCGGAACTGTCCGGCTCCTTCGTCGGCAACCTCGAGTGCGGCCAGGCACTGGGCCAGCTCAAACACTACAAGGCGCTGCGCCGCGCGCTCAATCTGCCCATCCCGGGAGAACCGCAATGAATGATAAAGACCACGACCACGAGCACGGCGCGGACTACGAAGCCGTGTTCCACCCCGACGGTGACGGCCTGCCGTGCTTCGGCTGCTACTTCGGCGCCGTGTTCGACGCCTTGTCCGAGGACCAGGTGGCATCGATCACGCTGACCCCGGACGACGTCGACGACGAGGAGCCGGAAGCGGTCGACTACGCGCGCCGCGTGGGTGCCACGTTCGCCACCGTCGCCGATGCGGTCGCCAGCCTGGCGGTGCAGATCGCCGCCGACGCCGCCCCCGAGCTGCTCGAAGCGTTCCACGAGCGCATCGACCACATGGTGCACCTCATCCTCGCCCCGGTAGCTGGCCATGCCCACTGACCCGATCCCGACCAACCCGGATTTCCACACCGGGTACTTCGTCAAGCACGAGGCCGACAAGCTCCCGCCCGAGGACCTGACGCTCATCGCGCGCGACAAGAACGGCGTGCCGTGCTTCGCCTGCTACTTCGAGGCGATGTTCGAGGCCGCGCCGATGCAGGACGTGGACCTGTCGCAGATCGACACCGACGGGCTGGAAGCCGACGTCGCCGCCTACGTGGTGCGCGCCGGCGCCACGCTCGGCTACCTGGCCGACTCGCTGGCCGATGTGATGGTGCGCGCGGTGTTCGAGCCGGCGAACCTGGTGCCGATCTTCGCCAAGCGCCTGGCCGAGGCCGTCGATCGCGCGAAGGCCGCGCAGGTCGAGGCGGGCGAGGAGCCGCTGATCTGATGCAGCGCCTGTTCGTCCTGCGCGAGGCGGCGCACCTGGCCAGCCTGGTCTCGTTCCTCACCGCGAACTGGCAGCAGTTCGCGGCCGAGGGCCGGTTCCTGGCGGTCACGGTGACGTTCTACAAGTCCAGGCGCTCGCTCGAACAGAACCGGCGCTACTTCGGGCCGGCCGTGCTGGGCGCGATCGTCGACCAGGCCTGGGTCGACGAGCGACAGTACAACAAGAAGGTCTGGCACGACTACTTCGCTCGCATGTTCATCGGCGAGATCGACCTGCCGGGTGGGAAAACGATGGCGATGTCGTCGGCCGACCTGAACGTCGAGGAGTTCAGCCAGTTCATGCAGCAAGTAGAAGCCTACGCCGCGAGCGAACTCGGCGTGCAGTTCACTTAAACCAAAGGAGGCACCATGCCGCGCAAGAAACCCGACCCCAACACCCAGAACCCGAACCTGCTACTGGACAAGCTGCTCGAGGTCCTGGACTGCAAGAACGACGCCGCCATGTGCCGCGTGATGGAAATCGCGCCGCCGGTCATCAGCAAGATGCGCCATGGCCACAACGCCGTGACGGCCGCGTTCCTCATCAAGGCGCACGACGCCACCGGCCTGTCGATCAACGACCTGCGCGCGCTGCTGTACGCGCCGCTCGCCGTCGCGCTGCCGGCATGAGCCACATCAGCCCGAAGCTGGCTGCCCAGCTGAGCGCGCACCGCCAGGCCAAGGCGGCGAAGGCGCAAGTGAAAGCCGAGCGCGCGGCCAGGGCCGAGACCGCGCGCCGGGCCATCGAGAAGGCGCGGGCGTCGAGCCGTGCGGCCCGCCAGCTCGACCCCGAGCAGGTGCGCGAGGCCAAGTCCAAGGCCAGCCTCGCTACCGCTGCGGTCCGGGAGTCGCTGCGCGCGGCGCGCCGGCTGCAGGACCGCGCGAGCCGGGCGGCGCGGGACGCCGAGGCCGCGGCTGCCTACGCCAAGGCAATGGGCGACTATGCGCACGAGGCGATCGCGCGCACGGCCATCCTCATGCAGGAAGCCGAGCAAGCGGTGCAGCACGCCGCGGACCTGGCCGATGCACAGCGCAAGCTGAAGCTGGGCGTGCGCCGCGTGACGATCGGCAAGGAAGTGCTGGAGTACCAGATCGGCAGCGGCAAGGCGGCCTGGATGGCGCACCTGCGCGCGATCCGTGCCGCCTACCGCAAGCTCGGCTGAGCCGAGGGGTGTTATTCAATAACACCCCTCCCCAAAGTTCCAAATTTGCAATACTATGGTCCTTCAGGTTTGTGTTTTTGCCTCAGTGAAAACGCGACCGGCCCGCTGCGGGCAGGGCTGGCGCGACCACCGCCCCGCATGAAGGAGAGATAGTTGGCAAAGCCCATCACCGCGTACGTGTCCGACGACGGCCAGGTGCATCGCAGCCAGGAGGAGGCCGAGTGGGCCGACTACGGCCTGGCGCTGCGCAAGGACGTCAAGGACTTCATGACCCAGCACGGCATCACCGATGCCGACGGCGCGATGGCCGCCCTGATCGGGAAGTGGGACCTGTGGCGCCTGGGTGGCTACCCTGGCTGGCTGGCCAGCCTGCGTGGGGAGCAGGCGCCGCCGGCCGCCCCGCTGCAGCTCGCGCCCGTCGACGTGCCTGCGCCGCCGGTGCAGCTGGCCCCGGACCCCGCACCGGCGCCGATGCAGCGCGCGCCGGCGCCGGGTGACAAGCAGCCGCTGGCGTTCCGCCGCCGCGTGGCCGTGATCGCGCTGCCGCAGATCCATCACCGCATCATCGAAAACGAGTTCGGCAAGGAATTCAAGCTGCTGCTGCTGGATGCCGCTGACTCGATGAAGGCGCTCGAATCGCTGCGCGCCTACCACAAGGTCATCGTCATGACCCGCCGGGCCAACGGCAAGACCGCGCAGATCCTGCGCGGGATCGGCCAGGAACCGCTGCTGGTCAACGGCGACATCGACGCCCTGCGCGATGCGCTGACGGCGATGTACCTGGCCAGCGCCGCATGAGGTAGACGCGAGCCGGGTCTCTGGACAAGGCCGACGCCGCACCCGCCCCGCTGCTTATCCAGCGGGGCTTTTTTTCGCCATGTCCAAGTGGTAATTTTCGGATGCGTGTGGCATACTTTCCGTTTTCCAATAACGGAGCGTATCAAGATGGCTAAAATCGTGGCGATCGTGAACCACAAGGGCGGGGTCAACAAGACCTTCGTCGCTACCGCCGGCGCGGACGCGCTGGCGCGCGAAGGCCTGGACGTGCTGCTGGTGGATTTCGATCCCCAGTTCAATGCGACCGCCCTGGTCTACAGTTTCGAGGAGCCGCCGGCGGTGCCGATCGAGCGTGTGCTGTCCGGCCAGGCCAGCATCGCCGAGGCGATCATCACCAATACCTCCATCCCGGGCGTGCACCTGCTCGGCTCGACCCTGAAACTGGCCAACCTCGAACGCGAGCTGATGTTCAGCAATCCGTTCAATGCCACCCGCCTGCTGGCCGACAAGCTGGCCCTGGTCGCCGACGCCTACGACGTGATCCTGATCGACTGCCCGCCGTCGCTGGGCACCCTGACCGCCAACGCGCTGGCCGCCGCCGACATGGTTGTGGTGCCGGTCGAATCCGGCGCCAAGCTGTCGCTGATCGGCGCGGATGACATCATCGCGTTCATCGCCAAGGCGCGCGCGGCCAACCCGAAGCTGGCGTTCGGCGGCGCCATCCTGACCAAGCACGACGGCCGCAAGCAGGTTTGCAAGATCGTCGCCAACCAGGTCCGCGCCTCGTTCGACAGCGTGTTCGAGACGGCCCTGCCAGAAAGCACCGACGTCAAGAAGGGCCAGCTGGTCGGCAAGACCATCCTGCAGGTCGACCACGACCACACCGTGTCGCGCGTGACGGTGCGCCTGATGCGCGAGCTGATGGCCAAGCTGGGCCTGCAGCGCAGGAAAGAGGAGGCCGTCGATGCCTAAGATCAGCGTAGCGGACATGGAAGCCGGCGCCGCCACGCGCCGCAAACCCGAGGACATCGCCGCCGACCTCGACACCACCGTGTTCGGGAAGATGGGCCAGGACACGGCGCCGCCGCAGATGCTGCCGCTGACGGCGATCGTGGCCTCGCGCTACCAGAGCCGCGGGCGGATGGACGAGGAGTACATGGAGAACCTGGTCGAGGGCATCCGCATGGACGGCCTGCACGACCCGATCATCGTACGCCCGCTGCCACCCGAGCAATCCGAGGGGGGGTGTTATTCAATAACACCCCGCTTCGAGCTGGTTGCCGGCCACCACCGGGTCGAGGCGTTCCGCCGGCTTGGCCGCACCGAGATCCCGGCGTTCGTCCGGGCGCTATCGGACGCCGAGGCCGCCAGAGCACTGACCACCGAAAACACCAACCGCAAGAACCTCGCCCACTGGGAGCTGTACAAGCACATGCAGATGCTGCGCGCGGCCGGCGCGATCCGGTTCAACACCGAGCTGGCCCGCCTGCTCAACATCGACCGCACCGCGATCCCCCAGCTGGATGCGTTCGGCCTGCTGCCGCAGTCCGCGCAGGATCTGCTGGACGACAAGCCGGACCTGTTCGGCTACAACCTGGCGCACAAGCTCAAGCCCTTCCTGCCGGAGCACGGCATGCTGGTGTTTGACGCCCTGGTGCTGCTATCCAAGGGCAAGCTGGCCCAGGCGGCGGTGCCGGCCTGGATCGACGAGAAGGTCAACCCACGGCCGAAGAAGCTGCGCAAGGATTTCGCGCTCGCCGGCGGCGTGCGTCTGGTCGTCACAGATGACGGCGCCCGCGTGACCGGCAACATCGACTACGACGCGCTCCACCAGCTGGTCGAGGCGCACCTTCCCCAGCTGCTCAAAGCTCACCAATAGTCACACATTCTCACGCGATGCGCGCCAGATAAAAACAGTTGCCGCCGTTCATATAGTCCAATAATAATAGTGCTTGTTCCATACCGTTAATTACAGCCCATGTTCAAAGTTCCAGAGCGCTTTCGCTTCACCACCGGGATGTTCGGCACCACGCCAGAGGCTGGCAACAACGGCTGCTTCCTGGTCAAGCTGGCGCGCAACCAGACCCTGAAAGTCATCGCTTCCGACAAGGAAGGATGGGAGCACGTTTCCGTGTCGCGGCAGGACCGTTGTCCGACGTGGGAGGAGATGTGCGCGGTGAAGGACCTGTTCTGGGACCACGAGGACTGCGTGATGCAGCTGCACCCGCCGAAATCCGACTGGGTCTCGAACCACCCCTACTGTTTACATATGTGGCGCCCGATCGGCGTCGAGATCCCGCGACCGCCCGACCTGATGGTCGGCATCGCCAGCATGGGCACCCTGAAATGACCGACCACCATACCCCCTTGACCCCTGAACTGGCCGACGCCCTCACGACGCTGGCCGGCCAGGTGCTCGACCTGACGCGCAAGGCGACCGAGAAGACCCCTGAACTGGCCTGGCTGCACGTTGTGGGCGCGCTGGCCGTGGCCTGCCGTGGCCTGGCCGCGACCGCGATGGCGGACGACCCGAAGCTGGACCTCGACACGGCGCGCCAGATGATGACGCTCCAGTTCATCAACGTGATGTCGCTGCCGGTCGAGCTGGTGCGCGTGATGAAGTCCAAGCCCGGCGAGGACCAGCAGACGGTCGTGGTGCCGGTGCGGAGGCACTGATGATTCCCGAACCCGACATCGACTGGACCGTGCGCCTGCCGTGGCCGACCATCTGCAAGCTGGCTTGCCAGGCGCGCCTCCGCAACATCAGCCTGGAAGCGCTGGTGGTCGAGGCGCTGTCCGAGGATCTCGCAAGGAGGAACGCATGACGCCGGATGAACTGGAAACCCAGCGCCGGATCGGCTACCTGTTCGGCCTGCTGGAGCCGATGATGCGCGAGCTGGACCGGATCTACCGGCCGGGCCGCTTCATCCTGTTCAAGATGGCCGAGCACAGGAAGGGCAAGCGCCTGCTGTACCGGGCCGACGCGATCCTGGCCGAGATCGCGCGCCTGCGCGGCGAGGAGCACCGCCCGCTGCCGCCGCTCGACGCTCCCCCACTGATCGGCCACCCGCTGTTCTGGCTCGTGGTGCAGTGGCTGGTCGGGATCTGCAACGCCTACAGCCTGATCGAATACGTGGCGGCTGGTCGCTGGGGCCTGGCCGCGCTGTCCCTCGCGTGCCTGGTGGTCTGCCTGCTGTGGCGCGTCCCTCCGCTCCGCCTGGCCCGGCAGGGCAAGTGGCGCGCATAACCCCTATCGAAAGACCCTATGACTGACAACAAGAAAGAACGCAACCAACACGACACCGCGCTGGCGGCGCAGAAGTTCCTGGAAGCGATCGGCACGGCCATGATCGACAACGAGATCCCGCCGAAGCTGGCCGTGAACCTGTTCGGCTTTTACGCGCGGCGCGTGGTGGCCGTCGAGGTCGAAGAGGGCGCCGACGAACCGGACATGATTCACCAGGTGTTCGACGCCTTCGCCGAAGGGCTGGGCCTGAAAACGGCCGTGGCCAAGCTGGAGGGCGAGGCCGCCGAGCAGCTGAAAGCCCAGTTCGAGCAGCAGAACAGCGACACCCCGCTGCAGTGAGCATGCCATGACCGATACAACGATTGTCTCCCGCATGATCCTGGGCGCCGAGTTCGACCCCGAACTGGTCAAGGTGCTGCGCGAGGCGCACGGCCTGGACGAGGACGTGCAGATCAACATGAACGTGTTCGAGACCACCGTCTCGCGCGGCAAGCGTACCGGCCAGGTGCTGTGCTGCTGGGCCGGCGGCAAGATCGACAAGGACGGCTGGCAGAACGCCAGCGACCTGCAGCTGACCCTGGCAGGGCGCGCCGCGATCGACGCCCTGATGAAGCTGCCGGCGTGCGTCGACCCGAAGCCGGGACGCACCGGCCGCATGGTGGTGCGCGAGCTGCGCATCGGCAAGACCCCGCTGCGCGACAAGGTGATCGACGCCGTGCTGGCTGCCGAGCCGGGCGACCGCATCGCCTTTGTCGGCGACCTGGCCGGCGAGCTGGACGGCAAGATGGGCGTCACGTTCAACCCGAGCGCCGAGCCGATCTACATGAACCCCGAGGACTACCTGTGACGAGCGACAAGATCCCGAAGAAATACGACGAGTTCGTGCGCCGCGTGGCCCTGCTGGCCAAGGAGCTGCAGATCTCGCCCAGCGAAGGCCTGCACCTGTTCGGCCAGATCGCGCGCGGTTTTGTCGAGCACGCCCATGCGCGCGGCGACGCCGAGGTCGAGGAGCTGGCGTCGGCCGCCCTGAACCGTTTTGCGACCGGCTTCGGCGGCGAGGCGTCCGAGATCACGGTCAAGGGCGTGCCGGACGGAGGCCTGCATTGAAGCCCGTCACCGAAACCGCGCTGTTGCTGGTCGTGGTCATCGTGTTCGCCTCGCTCGGCATGGCCGCGCATTTCTGGACCGACTCGCCGTTGACCGCCCTGGCCCTGTACGGGGCGCCGATGGTGGCCGGGTTCGCCTGCGGCCGCATCACCGGGATGGTCGCCAGGGCCAGCGCATGAATTTCTTGAGCATCTGGACCGTCTACCGCCGCCCGGACGACTTCCCCGAGCACTTCGTGGCCCGCCGCCACGAGGTGAAGGTGGGCGGCAAGCTCGTCGTGACCGACGAGATCCTGATCGCGGACACCCTGGACGGCGTGCGTGCGCAGCTGCCGCCGGGGTTGCACCGCATCGTCCGCCAGCCGGACGACAAACCTTCGATCGTGGAGACCTGGCTATGAGCGACAACGTCAAGCAGCTGCAGTGCAGCATCATTGCGATGGGCGAGATCCTGGAGGACAGCGTGAACGCGCTGCGCGGCGCGCCGCCGGACGACTGCTCGTGGTCGACCCACGACACCGCCGAGCTGGTCAGGAAGGCGGCGGCGCTGGCCAACGCCTACCTGGCCGCGACCGTCCTCGGTGCCGACGAGTTCGACTTCGGGCGCCTGCGCGAAGCGGCCGACGCCTGGCGCGCGGTGCGCGCCGAGACCCTGCTGCAGGCGAACCAGATGATCGCCTGGCGCGACAACCCCAACCTGTTTGCCTGCGAGGACTGACATGAGCGAGATCACCCCGACCGATCCCTACACCAACGCCCTGATCGACGCCGCCGTGGAACACGCGAGCGCCTATGACGACGACGACCGCGAGTGCATCAAGACCGACGTGATGAACGGTTTCTATGCCGGCGCGGCCTGGCACGCCAGCCTCGCCCCCGATGCTGAACTGACGGCCAGACTGGAAGCGGCGCAGCGAGAGCTGGCCGTGTTCCACGCCGAGCAGCCGCGCGTGTGGGAAACCAGCCGCGAGCATGGCGAGTTCCTGACCACGATCCGCGAGCTGCAGGCCGCGCTGGGCACCGCTCGCGCCCGTATAGCCGAGCTGGAGCAGGCGACGTGAGCGCGCCGATCTGCGCCTGGTGCGACGAACCCGTCCTGAACGACGACCGCCGCGCCCCGAACTATGTGCAGCCGACCCATTACGAGTGCGGCCTGCGCGCCGCGCTCGGCTCGGTCGGGCACCAGAAGAAGCGCTGTTTCTGCTTTGGCGGGGATGAAGAAGACCCGCCGGGCCTGACCCGCCGCCAGGCCGCCACCGCGGCCGCCCTGTATTTCCACCTTAACCCGCAACCAACAGAACCATGACCCGTACTCCACACGCGGCCGCGCTGGCCGATGTACTCCCGCTGATCGAAGCGCTCGAACTGCCCTACCTGGAATCCCTGCAGCAGCTGCTGGCCGACCATATCGCCAAGCGCCGCATCGAGCTGATCGCCGAGGCACGCGCGAAGATCGCCCGCATCGCCTTGAACGTCGGCCTGTCGGCCGAGGAGATCCTGGCGATGAAGCCGGGACGCTTCCATGCCGGGCGCGGCGAACCGAAATACCGGAACCCGGAAACCGGCAAGACGTGGAGCGGGCTGGGCACGGTGCCAGGCTGGATCAAGGGCAAGGATAGGGCTGCGTTCCTGATCGGAGGTAACGCATGAGCGACCTGCACAAGAACTGGCAGGCCTACCAGGAGCTGCAGCAGCAGATCAAGGCGCTGCAGGAGAAAGCCACCCTGCTCATGATGGAGGGCCGCAGCGCCGCCATCAACGACATCAAGGCCTTGATCGCGGCCTACGACCTCACCGCCGAGGAACTCGGCTACGCGGTGGCCCCGCCGCCGCCCAGGCGCGAGCGCAAGCCCGAGAAGAAGCGCGACCGCAGCGTGAAGAACCCGCCCAAGTACAGGGACCCCGGCAGCGGCCTGACCTGGACCGGCAACGGCCGCGTGCCGGACTGGCTGATCGGGAAGAACTACGACGACTTCCTGATCGACAGGCCGGCGCCGCAGGAAAAGCCGGTCCTGGTGCCGCCGCACGAGTACGCCCCGGCCCCGTCGCCGGCGGTGGACGCCAGCCATGCGGTCCAGGGGATGGTGTCGGCCAGCATGCCGCAGCCGGCCGCCGCGTGGCCAGATCCGCGCCAGAACAGCTAAGCAACCCCGGGCCACGTCCTGGCCCGCCTCACAACACAACGATAGGACAAGCATGCCGGACGATTCCACTCCGCAGCAGCGCGCGCTCGACCTGAAAACGAAGGCAAGGACGATGGAGGCCGAACTGAAACGGTTCGCCCCCGTCCAGCTGCCGTACTGGCACGACGAGGTGCGCGCGATCGCCAACGAACTGACCCGCTGCGCGCTGGTCTCGACCAAGACCGGCGGCGCGCCGCGCCGCTACTACCACAACGAGCGCCTGTTCACGCTCGGCGGCGACGACGCGGCCGTCACCATGACTGGCGAGGAGATCCGCGGCAACGACTGGAAAACGTTCCTGACGCTGGCGCACCTGGCGCGCGAGCAGAAGGCGGGCGACCTGGTGGTCCGGGTGAAAAGCTCGACCATCTGCAAGCTCAACAACTGGGCGACCCGCCAGACCTACTACACCGAGATCTACAACTCGATGCTGCGCCTGTCGGCCGTATCCCTGATGATCTACTCGCGCCGCCTGACCAAGATGCGCGCCTACGAGAAGGCGCGCGCCGCCGTCGGCTCGGTCGAAATGCTGGCCGCCATGTACGACGAGATCCGCGCGATCGAGGAGCAGGAGCTGGCCGCCACCGACGTCTCGGGCATGCAGCTGCGCATGATCGACAGCGGCGTGCGCTTCACCGGCGGCAAGGCCCCGATCGACGACGTCCCGCAGGGCGATCTCGCGTGGGAGATCCCGATGGACCCGAACATGATCCTGCTGTTCGCCAAGGAGTGGCTGACGCTGGTCGACGAGACCGCGCAGAGCGAGATGTCGGCCGGCGCCGTCATCCTGCAGGCCTACTATTGCGGCCACAAGATCCCGAACAACGTCTACGTGAAAAATCTGGCCAGGCTGCTGCAGCTGACCTGTTCGCCCAAGGAACAGAAGCGCATCGTCAAGCAGCGCCTGCAGGAGCTGGTCGACCACAAGGTGCTGGTCAAATTCTGGTTCAGCCAGGGCAGGGACGGCGAGCTGGTGCACGTCGAGCGTGCCAAATGGGACGGCAAGGGCCAGCGCGACGGCGAAGAAACCGAGGAAAAAGCGGCGTGAGCAGTCATCTTATCCACAGAAAACGACACACCGGGCATGGAAAACGACACACCGGAGCAGGGTCCTCAATGGAAAACGACACACCGGCCAGCGCAAACGACACACCGTTTACGGCAAACGACACACCGTTTTTGGAAAACGACCCACCGGACCATGTTGATAAGCGGCTACATATCAACAGTTTACGGCACTTATCCACACCCCCATAAACCTTCTTTTAAACCTTCTTATAAACCCAGGGGGAAACTTATCCACAAAAGGTGCTTTTGACGATGACGTGCAGACATTGTTCGCTAAAGTCGACTTTAAGCATTGTTTAACTACGGCTTGACGCAAACGACACACCTTCGTGAACATCCACCGACCCTGTAGGACACTGCTTACAAAAACTCACCAATATTCACAGTGTCAGAAATTACCAACGCATTTAAGCACTTGATTTGAAAAACAAAACCAGAGCGGTGCCGAGTGAAAAGCGCTCACAGCAGGTAACTGAAGCATTACAGGGAAACTTAAAAAAAAATAACAAATGCGTTGGAAACCAGGTGCGTTTTCGTTACGATGAGATTCCAAACAGAAAAAAATCGCTGATCCCATGACCAAAAAGAACTGGACCGACACTGAGCTGGACTGCCTCGCATGGAATCTCCTCGAGCGCTACCCTGAACGCGGCTTCGCCTCGGTGAAGCAGCCCTATGAAATCAACCTGACCGATGCCGAGATCACGCCGGTGCTCCTTGCCTGCCTACCTGCAGAGCGGCAGGGCATGCGGCCCAAGATCAGCCGCCTCAAGCGCGACCTGGTGAAGGCCTTCGACCGGGTCGCGGTGAGGAGCGCCGGCGACCCATCCAGCATGGAGCACACAGCGGAGCCGGGGCAGGACGGGGAGGGCGGTGGCGCGCGGATTCGCTGGGGCCAGGATGACTGGCGGTTCTGTGCGCTGGCCCTGCATACGATGTGCCCCGAGCTGGACCTGGTCAACGCGCCGAACCTGTCGAAAGTCACACTGCACCAGCTGAACCTGGCCGCCTCCGCGATGGAGCAGGGCCGCCAGCGCAAGTTCAAGCGCCTGGCCGACGCTACCGACCGGCTGGCCCAGGTCTACAAGCAGGCCCGCGAAACCCGCGATCCGTTCTACTTTGGCCGCCCCGAGGATGAGGAGGCTGCCGCCGAGGCCGACGAGATCCCGGCTGCCGCTCCCGAGGAGCAGTCAGCCGAAGCGCCACCGGCCGAGACCCCTGCCGAGACCCCGGCGGAAGCGCCCGTCCCCGAGAAATTCCCCGAGGCCCCGGCCCCGGTCCTGCACACGGCGCTGCGCCCCGGGATCTACTGGACCGCCGACGAGTACAAGGCGATCGCCGCCGAACTGCAACCCACCTGGCCGCGCGTGCTCGAGGATGGCTACCTGCCGGGCCTGAACATCACCGATCTGAACCTGGCGATCCGCAAGGCGCTGCCACCGGAACGCCAGCGCCGCATGGCCAACCAGGCCCACATCCGCTCGTTCGGCAACCGCCTGCGCGATGCGCTGGCCGGCAAGCCGATCTGGACGGCCGAGCAGTTCGCCCAGCGCGAGCAGGCCGCGCCGGCCGTCCCGCCACCGGCTGCCGACGCGCAGGCGCCCGCCGAAGCACCGGCCCCGGCACTGCACGACTTCCGGTCCGCCCCGCGCGTGTTCTGGTCCGCCGAGGAATGGGACGCCCTGGTCCGCATGCTGTACGAGAAATACCCGCAGCTGCAGGCGCGCTTCCGTGACCTGCAGCTGAGCATGCTGAACGACACGGCGCAGCGGATGGAACGGCCGCGCCGCTTCTTCTCGGTCTCGGCCACCCTCAAGCACCTGGAACCGGCCGTGGCGCGCGTGAAGCAGGCCGCCAGTGCGCCGCAGGCCGAGTCCGAAGCCGCACCCGCCCCGGCGCCCGCCCCCGAGCCGGCCCCGGCGCCAGCCGCACCGGCGACGGACAAGGCCGACAAGCTGTTCGCCAAGATCGAGTGGACCCGCCAGGAGTGGCTGCTCATCGCGGAGGAGCTGCACCGGTTGTTCCCGGCCCATAACTACCCCTACGGCCAGAGCCTGGTCGGCCTGGATACCGGAGACCTCGCCTTTGTGCAGGAGCGCGTGCTGCCGCTGGAACGCCAGCGCCGGCACCTGAAAGTCGTGTCGTTCTCGACCCTGCGCGCGCCGCTCGAACGTGCCTTTGCCGACCTGCGCGCCGTCCTCGAAGGCAAGCCACCGGCCTGCGTCCTGGTCCCGCCGCCAGCTGCGGCGCCCACGCCGGCACCGGCCCCGGCGCCCGCCGCGCCCATTCCCGCGATCCCGGGAATCCAGCCCGGCGTGAATCCGTACGAGGCTGCCTTCGGCCCGCTGGTGGCCCTGCTGGCCGGCGAAGTCGCCCGACAGCTCGGCCCGATGCTGGGCGCCATGATCGACCAGGCCGTGGCCAGGCTGGCGCCGAGCGCGCCGGCGGTCGATGCCAAGGCGATCGCGCCGGTGGTGGCGCAGCTGCTGCCCCAGCTGGTCAAGACGCCGGCCGCGCCGAAGAACTACGGCGACGAAAAGCCGCAGGTCGAGAAGCAGAAGAAGCTCACCGTCGGCGTGCTGGTGAACCGCGTCAGCCTGTACAAGAACGAGCTGGAGAAAGCGTTCCCGATGATCGAGATCACGATCGGCGACGTCAACATGAACAACGCGGTTGACCGCATCGTGAACTGCGACAAGGTCATCTGCATGACGAAATGGGTCGACCACGTCCCGGCCGGCCGCCTCAAGAAGCTGGCCCGCGACCGCTACATCGACTGCAACGGCGGCATCAGCGAACTGAAGCGGATCATCAGCATCTGGCTCAGGGCGCAGGGTGTCCAGCTGGACGAGGTGGCATGATGCACTACCTGCTCACCAAGGACCGCCAGGTCGTCGCCTGTGCCGACCTGCAGGAGTGGGCGATCGCCTGGGGCACCGCGAGCAACCAGATCGCGCGCACCGTCCTCGGCACGGCCGTCGTCTCCACCGTGTTCCTGGGCCTGGATCACAGCTTCACCGGCGGGCCGCCGGTGCTGTTCGAGACCATGATTTTCGACAAGGGCCGGCCGCGCGCCTACCAGGTGCGCTACTGCACGATCGAGGAGGCAGAAAGCGGCCACCGGCGCGCGGTCTACCACGTCGACCAGCTGCTGCGCAAAGCCAGCGTATCGAGGACCAGCCGCAACGCCCGGGAAGGCCGCTACCTGGTGCGTCGGGCCAAGGCCGCAGCATGAGCGCCCCGTACTATGTTGCCCTGTACGGCGGCTTTCTCGTGATCGAGAGCTATGACACGGTGGACAGCGTGCGCACCAAGGCCTATACGGTCGCGGACGTCCGCCTGGCCGAGCCGTTCGGCACGTTCGACCAGGCGGACGCCGCCGCCAAGTGGGCCGTCAACAAACTGTACCCCCCCGACCTGCGCTACTTTGCTATTCTGGCGGCCAGTTTTGGAGAAACAGATGGCTGACCTAGAAAAGATCCGCGCAGCGGAGAACGACCCGGCCCGGCATGAGCACGCCGTGCGGGTGACGGCAGAGATCAACCGGCGCCTCGACTTGCCCGGCATGAGCGCGCTGGCCAACCAGGCCAAGGCGGCGAAGAGTCCGAAAGCCAAGGTGATCCTGCTTCAGCAGATGGCCGACAAGCTGGGCGAGGCAGCAAGCGGCCTGGTGCCGTGCCGTAAAGGGTGCAGTCACTGCTGCCACATGGCGACCATGATCCACCTGGACGAAGCGAAGGCGATCGCCGCCGCCACCGGCGCGAAGATGGTCACGCCGAAGGCGTTCAACGTCGACCTGCAATACGTGGACAAGATCCGCGCCCGGTACGACGGGGTCGCCTGCCGCTTCCTGGTGAACGGCGCCTGCTCGATCTACGCCCAGCGCCCGCTGGCCTGCCGCCTGCACGTCATCGTCGACGTCGACAACCTGCTGTGCGAGATCGTGCCGGGCGAGAAGATCCGGCTGCCGATGCTCGACACCCGCCAGCAGGACTGGGCGATCTCGATGGCATGGGGCGGCCCGCTGGAAATGAAGTACGCCGACATCCGGGAATTCTTCCCCCCGAAACCGAACAAGACAACATGATCCATACAGAAAAGAATCCCGGCAAATACGACCAGCTCTGCACCGAGGTGCGCGAGAAAGCCGAGGCGCTCGGCGCCGCTATCATCGTCCTGAGCGGCAACAAGGGGCATGGTTTTTCCGTGCAGGTCCCCCCCGAGATCCTGTTCGCGCTGCCGGGCATGCTGGAAACGATGGCGGCCGAGATCCGCCGCGACCTGAAAGGGCGCGCTTCGTGAAAGGTGGCTATACCGTCCGCCGCGAGAACGACTGTGTCGTGATCGAGGGCTGGATTCCCGTCACCGACCTGGTCGCCCTGACGCGCGAATGGGACCAGACCCGCGGCGACGGCGACGAGGCCTGGATCGTCGACAGCCTGCTGTCCCAGCACCTGAAATGCAACATGGTGCTGGGCACGCCCAGGGCCTGCCTCGCGTGGCGCCAGCAGCTCGGCATCGTGGTGCCGGACCGGGCGGCAGCGCCGGCCTACCGGCTGGTGGACAAGCCATACCCCGGCATCCTCTGCTACGGCTGCGGGCGCACCAGCTACAACAGCAACGACGTGAAACACCGCTACTGCGGGAATTGCAAGATCTACCTGGACGACTAGAGTGAACATGAGACACAGGAAGCGCGCCCTGGTGGCGCGCACGATACCCGAGCCGGCGGGCTACACCGAGGCCTTGACCAGCGTGCGCCTAGCCCGCATTGACCTGCTGCGCAGACCCGGCGCACTGCACGACGTGCAGGACCTCATCAAGCGGATGAAGGGACCCGCCGCGAAGGTCCTGCGCAGTATGCTGGCTGCGGATCTGGAGCTGATGCAGAAGATGGACCGCCAGCAACGGCCATGCAGCTGAACGCGACCGAGAAGATGATCCTCGAAGCGGCCGAGCGGGTGGCTGGCGTGCGGGACCGCAACACGCGTGCGCATGCGTTCGTCTCGGCGCTGACTTGCCAGCTGGCCGATGCCGGCCAGGAGCAGCTGGCGCGCGAGGTCTGGGCCATCGTGTTCCGTGGCGAGACCCCGTCGCAGGACCTGACCCAAAGGCTTGCCGTCAAACCATAACCGTTTCCCCAGCGCATAATTAGCATTATGTTAAATCCATTGGCACAAATCTAAAGGAGGCGAACCATGACTGACGACGGAAAAGTCGAACACCTGACCCTGGCCGACCTGCCGCCCGAGATCCAGGGCCACATCACGCAGGCGCTCAAGGGCGCGCGCAAGCAGATCGTCGAGGCTGGCGAATCCGACGCCGCCATCCTGATCTATGGCGACGAGACCGTGGTGGTCGACGCCAATGTCGCCAGCGAGCGCGACAAGAACATCCTCGCGTTCAGCGTGCGCGAGCTGGTCAAGATGAACGACGCCCACACCGTGGTGCACATCCATGAAATGTGGACGCTGCCCGAGTCGATGCCGACCGAGCGCAAGAAAGCGCTGATGGACCAGTACGGCGCAATCTCGCGCATGCCCGAGCGGGTCGAGGGCCTGATGGTGAACGTCGAGTGCCGCGACGGCAGCGGCTGGCTGGCCAGGGCCGAGATCCGCCGCAAGGGCCGCGCCGTGACGCTCAGCGAGCCGGTCATCGACGCGCTCGGCGACCTGAATTTCGGTGGGCGCTTTGCCGGCTGGTTCGCCCCCGAGAAGCCGCTGGCCGAGACCGCCTGGAACAAGTAGTGCGCGTCCTCGTCACCGGCGGGCGCAAGTACCAGGACCAGGCGCGGGTCTACTCCGCGCTCGACGCCGTGCACGCGAAACACACGATCACGCTCATCATCGAAGGCGGCGCCACCGGCGCCGACCGCTTTGCCCGCGGCTGGGCGATCGCGCGCGGCGTTCCACATGAAACCTGTGACGCCGACTGGGTCCGCTACGGCAACGCGGCTGGCGGCATCCGCAACAGCCAGATGCTGGCCGAGTACAAGCCCGAGGCCGTGGTCGCGTTCAAGGGCGGCACCGGCACCGCCGACATGGTCAAGAAGGCGGAAGCGGCCGGCGTGCCGGTCTGGCGGGTGCCCGAGCGGCGGGTGCCGATCTTCGTGTTCGGCTCGAACATGTCCGGCCGCCACGGCAAGGGCGCCGCGCTGGCCGCGCGCGTAAAGTACGGCGCGATCTACGGTCAGGCCGAGGGCCTGCAGGGCAACAGCTACGCGATCCCGACCAAGGACGTGTTCCTGCGGCCGCTGCCGCTGGCCACGATCGCGCGCAAGGTCGAGACGTTCAAGGCCTACGCCGCTTCACATCCCGAGCTGCAGTTCCAGCTGACGCCGATCGGCTGCGGCCTGGCCGGCTACCTGCCCGGCGAGATCGCCCCGCTGTTCGCGGGCGTCACGGAAAATGTCGACCTGCCTGCGGAATTCCTGGCGGCAGCCCCATTTTGCAACTAACCGATATGTGAGGCACGACGTCTAGCCCCTAGACGTCATCCGGTCAATACCTTCTAGCGGCTAGAAGGTATAATCGCGGCCCATGAACCTCGACTCCCCTGACCTGCTCGCCCAGGAGCTGGCCGCCGTACGCGCCAACTGGGAACCCTACGTCACCGACCTGCAGGTCAAGGCCGGCCGCATCTGCTGCATCCAGCGCCTGATGTACACGTATGCCCTGATCGCGGACCTGACCCCCTGGGGCCACGCCGCGGACGGCCGCTGGTGCTACTCCAGCTACGACAAGGCCAGGGCCGCGCTGGACGCCTGGTCCGGCGAGGACGGCACCGAACCCGAGGGATTCCACCGTCACCCGAACAGCGGAAGAAGACGCGACCCGGACGGCCGCGAATACGTGATGCCGTAAACGCAAAAAAGCCCGCCCACCGCGAAGGTGGACGGGCGATTTGCGAACCGTAAAAAAGTCATAGTTGGGCGGCACTACCCTCCCTCGAAGGTCTTCCTCTCCATCGCGCGCCGGATCACCAGGCCGCGCAGCTCGCGTCCGCCGCCGAAGCGCCACTTCGGGAACTCCCGCCCTGCCCCGCCCCAGTCACGGCGCCGGATCTTGCGCCTGAGCGTTGAGGCCGACAGCGCCCCCAGGCCCAGGTTGTAGGCGAACGAGGTCACGGCCGCCAGCCGCGCCGGGTACGGCGCCAGCTCCGGGCAGAGCTGCAGCACGCGCAGCATGAACCCGCCCGCTTCGCTGGCCAGCAGCATGTCGCAGTGGGTTTGCGTGGCGACATCGCCCTGCTTCACCCCGCGCGTCGATCCCCAGCAGATCGTCCAGACGCCAGCCGGGCACAGGTACGCGCGCAGCCGGCAACCCTCGAACATGCGGATCAGGCGCAGCGCCAGTTCAAGCGCAGCCGTCACTGCCTGGCCTTCTCGATCGTGCGGCCCACGAACCAGAACGCCAGCACCCCGGACAGGATCGCGCGGTCTTCCTCATCGTAGATCTTGAGGATCGCTTCCCAGCCGCTGGTGCCATGCGCGAGCGCGACCTGGTACATGGCCAGCTTGGCCAGGCCGTACATTGCCAGCAGGTAGTAGGTGGTCGTCGGCCTGACCGCGAAGTTCAGGGCGTCGATGAACCACATGTGGGTTAGTTGCATTTGGCCCTTGAGCGCTTCGCCCAATGCGCTCATCTGCGCCAGGTTCATGTCGGCCTCGCCCTGCGTGCGGATCTCGTCCTGGCGCATCGCGCTGCGGGTCTGCTCCAGCGCGATCTGCTTGTCGAGCATGGCCAGCTCATGCTCGTTGTCGCCGCGCTGCTTGAGCATGGCGAACACTTCGGGCAGCAGCCGCATCAGGCCGCCTCCGAGCATGGACAACAGGGTCAAGATCATGGCTTGTCTCCTTTGACGACTTCAAACGGTTCGCTGCGCCACGTCACCTGGTGGTTGGCGAACCTGCCCTCCACCAGCGCGCGGCCGCTGGCCTCATAGGTGCCCGGCGGGGTGCCGGGCGGAACGATGTTCAGCTGCGACAGGCCGGTGGTGCAGCCCGCTGCGATCTCGACCCACACGTCCGGCAGCAGGACGAAATTGCCGGTCGTGAGGTTGCGCAGCATGTGCGTGACCAGGTAGCCGTGGCGCACCTGGTCATCGTTGCAGCGGGCGACCAGCAACTGCACCGGCTCCCCTGCCCGCGCCGTGCGGCTGACGGCCGGGAATGGCAGGTTCGTATAGCGCAGGTAGGGCTGTTCGACGTTGATCCCGAAAAGAACGCCACCAAGCACCAACGCCGCCAGGGACAGGGCGACAACCGCAAGCGTGTGGAACACACGCATCTGGACCCGGTGGCTGGTCATTTCAGATGCTCCTTGAAGTAGGTGGAAATCCAGGTGACGAGGCCGACGACGGCCGAGCCGAGCGTCATGATTCCCCATTTGAGCGCCTGGTCGCGGTCGGCGGTGAGCTTGGCGACCTTGTCCTCGAGCGCCTCGATGCGCTGCACGGCGAGCGCGTTCTGCGTTTCTTGCGATGGCATGGCTGTGATCCCTAGTTATATGATTGGATGAACAGCCCCGCTGCTGTGGCGGGGCGGCGGTACAGCATCAGTCCTCCCCGTCAGCGAAATCACCGGCCTGGCGCGCATCCTTCGCGCGCATTGCCGGCAGGTACAGGCCCTGCTTGGCCTGCAGGTTGTGCTTCATGCGCGAACGTACCGAGTTCATCAGGTGCAGGCCGGCGATGACGCGGTTCGGGTGCGCCTTGTTGAACTCGCGGATCGCGGCCATCTCGTCGCTGACGTCCTCGTGCTTGACCTTCTTGCGCGCGTATTCGTCCATTAGCTGGTGGCGGCGGCGCTGCAGGGCCTGGTCGCGGTCGTAGATCGCGGCCTTGGCTTCCTGCGCTTCGCGCACGCGGCCGTTCGAGAACCCCAGCCAGGAGGCGCCGTGCTCGGCCGGCGTGATGTCGTCGGCCACCACGATGCCGTTGCGGTCCTTGGCGCCGTCCTCCTGGCCGTAGCGGATCGAGCGCCACGGCCCCCTGGCCACCGACGGCAGCGCGGTCTCGATCGCGCGGGCGCTGTCGCCGCGCCCCCACTGCTGCAGCGCCCTGGCCCAGTTGGCGCCGATGCCAACCACCGGACCCAGCAGGCCGGCGAGGAAGGCGTCGAACGAGCGCTCGCCCTGCAGGCCCTCCTGGATGTCCGGGAAGATCAGGTGATCGGCGCCGATGCGGCCGGACATGTCGAACGGGGTCGGGCGCGTGAAGCCGTGCGACAGCACCTGGCCGGCCGTCTCGCCGAACAGGTCGGCCAGCAATTTCCGCAGCGCCACCTCGGCATCCCACGGATCGTCGTCGCTGCCGCCGAGCATCGACGCGGCCGCCAGCAGCGTCGTCACCGCCGGCAGGCCGAGGATACCGGCCGCGATCGCGTGCGAGACCAGCAGGCCCGCCAGCGTCTTTTGCGCCTGCTTGTCGCCCTGGAACGACAGCTTGGCGTTGCGTGCGAACGTATAGATCAGGTTCTGGCTGTACTGCTTGAACAGGAACACGACCTGCGCCACCGGCCCCTGCATGAAGCGCGGACGGTTCGACGCGGCATAGTCGAAGTGCGAGGCCTTGGTCATTTCGACCGAGGCGCGGAACGCCTCGTCGTGGTTCATGCCGTCCTTGCGCGCCAGGCGGTAGGCCGCCAGCGCGGTGGCCTGCCGGTTGAAGCGCTCGGCGTGGTGGAACATGAAGGACGCCACCTTCATCACCTTGCGCATGTTGCCGCGCAGCTGGTTGTCGCGGCCCGAGGCCACGCCGACCAGGTCGTGCACCATCGTCAGGTCGACCAGACCGATGCGCAGCCACTCCTCCCAGGCGCGCTTTTCGTCGCCCTTGAGGATCTTGCCCATGTCGTTGTGGCCCTTCATCGCTTCCTGCGAGGCCTGGACCAGTGCCGACGTCGCCTTGGAGTAGCCGAAGCGGCCGCCCAGGATCGGCAGCGCCACCGTCGGCGTCTGCAGCAGGTTCGTGATCGCCGAGGCCGGCGAGGCGCCCAGGAACCAGACGAAGCCGAACGAGGTCAGCTTGGTCGACAGCGTGCTGCCCTTCGGGTTCAGGTAGTTGTCGTGGCGCTTGGTCATCTCGTCGATGACCTGCTGCGCCTTGACGTGGTCGTAGTCCGGGTCGGTCGAACGGTCGTTGGCGTACTTCTGCATGCCTTCGAGCACCTCGGACAGCCGGTCCGAGTAGTTCAGCTTGGCCAGGTAGGACACGCCGTGGAACATGTGGTGCGCAAATGCGCGGCGCGCGTCCTGCGAATAGCCCGGCATGCCGGTGCGGTGGATGCCGCTCTTGGCCCAGGACAGGTCCGGCAGGCTGGTCAGGTACAGCTGGTTGATCGTGTCCTGCAGCGACGGGTCGTTCAGGCCCGCCTCGTCCAGCGCCGCGTACAGCTTTTTCAGGAAGCCGCGCGAGACGGAGTCCCGGGCCGCGTTGAACTCGGCGCGCTTCGTCACCGGCATGACCTGGTAGCCCTTGCTGGCCGGGTACTCGGCCAGCAGGCGCTTGCGTTCATCCTCGGCCTGGTTCAGGGTCTCGGCGAACACCACCGCTTCACGCACCACGCTTTGTCCCGGCTGCGGGTTCTTGCCGACGAAGCGCACCGTGACGACGTAGTCGCCGAAGCGGGCCAGGGGAAAATACACCCCTTTGATGCCGCGCCCGAAGAACTCGGTTTCCAGGCGCTTGAGCAGGCTCGCCCGGGTCGGGTGGGCCGTCAGCGTGCGGTCGATCCGGTCCTTCACGGCCTGGCGCACGTTCAGGTAGTGCGTCTGGTACATCTGCGCCGCTTCGTGGAAGATCTTGACCGCTTCCGGCTCGGCCTTTTTGAGGGCCTCGTAGCGTTCGTTCAGCGCTTTCCAGTGTTTATAACTGTCGCCGGTGACGTACGCCTTCGAGGGGTCGATCTCCTGGCGGGTGGCATCGTGCATCAGGCGGGCCAGCTCGTCGGCGCGCTTGAGCCTGGCCCAGCGGTCGACGATGCCGTCGGCCTTGCTGCCGCCCTCGGTCTTTTCGGCGTCCATGAACGCCGCCAGTTCGCTGTAGAACTGCATCATGTTCGGCCGGTCGCCCTGCGGGAACAGCTTGCCGTAGATCTCGGTCAGCTGCAGGCGGCCCAGGAACTGCAGGCCGATCGAGCGGTAGTGCGACAGCGTCCGGCCGACCTTCGTCACCGTGTTCGATTTCAGGGTGTCGCCGACCTGGCGCGCCAGCTGCTGCGGGGTCGCGCGCGACAGGCGCAGGCTGCCTGCGTCCGTCGGCGCCGGCAGCGGGCCGGTGTCCTCGATGTGGCGCGAGAACAGCGGCAGGCCGCCTTTCACCTTTTCGCGCATGGCGTCGGTGATGTCGATCGCCGGCTGGGTGCTCCAGCCTTTGTTCGGGTAGTAGTTGTTGGCGCCGAAGTCCGGGTCGCCGGTGACGCCGTGGTTCGAGTAGGCCAGCCGGCCCTCGTCGTCGACGTAGTTGGTCGTGCCGGGGCGCGGATCGTACGGTACGCTATGGATGATCTCGCCCTCGTAGACGCGCCCGCCGCCCAGCCCCTTGAGCAGGTTGTTGACGGCGTTGGGCACGATCTTGTCGTAGAACGTGCGCATGCCGTGCCCGCCCAGGTTCAGGTTCTCGCCCTCGAAGCGGGCGGTGCCCAGCGGATCGGTCTTCAGCTTCTCGACCACCTTGCTGGCCAGTTCCTTGCCCAGCAGGTTGACCAGGTCCTTGTCGTTCGTCGCGGCGGTCAGGTGCGGCTCGCCGTCGAGCAGCGTGACGTTGACGCTGTAGCCCGGCCCCGACACGGCGCGTTCGACCTCCACCGCCCTGACCTGCGCCGACAGCTGGAAACGCTCGACGGCCTGCTGGCCGGTGACGAACGAGACGCGGTCGTAGCCCTTCTCGGCGGCATAGGCCAGCACGCGCTTGAGGGCCAGGTTCAGCCAGGCCTCGGTCTTTCCGACGAAAGGCGCCTGCGGCAATGCGTTGGGGTTGTCGATCAGGCCGACCAGCTCCGGGTTCTGCGCGCGCCAGACGGCCGCGCTCGTGGTCGGGTTGTCCTTCATCCACTGCGCGAAGCTGCGCTTGGCCTCGGCCACGCGCGGGTCCCTGAACCCGTCGCGCTTGCCGATTTGCCCCCAATCACTCTGCAACTCTTCCACATGTAAAATTTTCCGGCCCTCGTCATCGACGCGGTCGTTGAAGCGGACGTGCGCCAGCACGTTCTTCTCGGGCCAGTGGCTGGAGCGGAAGTTGTTTTCCCGCTCCTCTTTCATCAGGCGGTTGGTTTCCTGGTACTTGGCGTCAGCCAGCCGGTCCCACTGCTCGAACATGTCGGGGCTGGTCAGCTCGCCGATGGCGTCCATCTCGCGCTGCAGGCGTTCCAGCTCGGGCGAGGTCTCGTAGGATTTCTCGGGCAGCGTCAGCAGCAGCTCGCGGTAGTTCTCACCGCCCGGCAGGGTGTAGGCGCCGAACTTCGGCGTCAGGACGGCGTCGGACGGCAGGCGGTAGGCCTGGTCGGCCTCGATGTCGCGCTCGGCCTTGAGCCGGTCGTACTCGGTCTCGGCCGCCTGGCGCTCGGCGGCGGTCAGGTCGTAGTTCAGCATGCGGTTGGCCTGCTCGACCAGGCGCGCCTCGTACTTCTGGAACACACGGCCGCGCGCGGCCAGGCCCTCATCAGTCGGCGCCGGCGCTTCCTCGCGCAGCGTTTCCGTGACGCGCACGCCATTTTCGGCCAGGTAGTCCAGCAGTTCGGCTTTCGTCACCTTCGCGCCGTTCCTGCCTTCCAGGTAGTCGAGCACGCCGGACCACTGGATCTCGTCCTGCTTGACGCCCTTCTGGGCAAAGCCGCTGGCCATGATGGTCTCGGCCCACTGCAGGGCCGGGGCCGACTTCATCGGCAGGCGCTCGATCTGGCGCGCCAGCTGCGAGAACCAGGGCGACTGCATGCCGTCCGAGAACCGGGCGGCCTGCTCGTTGCCGAAGGTGCGCGCGGTTTTGCTGCCGGCAACCGCCTCCCGGGCGCGGGCCAAGAGCGCCATGGTCTCGGCCTGGGTGCGGCCTTCCATCCAGTCGGCGACCCGGTCCAGGCCCAGCTGACGCAGGGCTTGCTGCACCAGCGCGGCGAACTTCTGCCAGCCGTTGATCGTCTTGCCACTGCCGGCCAGGTCGGCCAGCGCTTCCTCGGTAGCGAGATTCAGGTCGTAGCCGAAGGTGGCGGCCTGCTCGCGCGCGGCCCTGGCCAGTTCCGGGTTGATGAGGCGCAGGCGGTTCAGTTCCTTCGTCAGCGCTTCCTTGCCCAGCAGCGCCTGCAGGCCGAGGTGGCCCAGCGCCTCGTGCGCCAGCACGAACTGCACCTCCCCCGCGTGTCCGAGGTTGTCCGCCACCATCCAGACTTGTCCCTGGTAGGTCGCGCCGCGGGTGTCGGCGGGTGCCTTGAACGGCAGGTCGGCCACGCTTTGCACCACGGTGACTTTCGGGGCGTTCAGCCAGCCCTTCACGATCGGCGCGACCACGGCCTGCACCTCGGCGCGCTGCATGCCGACATCGGTTTGCCCGCGCGAGAACTCGGCGTCCTCCTCCTCGGCCTGGGTCTCGGCCGGCTTGCCCAGCTCGACCAGCGGCTTGTATTCCAGCAGCTTCTCGAGCAGCTTGACGCCCTGCTCGCCGGTCGGGATGAACACGCGCTCCTGCCAGTTGATGCGCTCGACGAACGCGCCGTTGTTGGTCAGCAGCTCGCGCTCGGCGCGGTTGTAGGACAGCGACTGGCCGCTGATCTCGATCCGGCTGTCGTTCGAGACGCGCACCTTCTGCAGCAGCCAGCCGTTGGCCAGGATGCCGCGCTCACCGTTCATCAGGCGCTGGATCACGGTGGCGGGTGCGACCTTCGACAGGTTCGAGCCGACCCCGAGGTTTTTCAGGGTCTGGTCCAGGTTGCGCTCGGACACCACGCGGCCCAGCAGGCGCTCTCCGTCTGCCGTCTGGGTGCGCACCACGCGCGGGTCGCCCGGCAGGCGGTCCCAGATCGGCAGCAGCATCCCGGTCAGGAGGTGCGTCTTGCTGGTGTAGGTGGTCGGGGTGGCGGCCACCTCGGCTTCCCACTCGGGGCGGGCCGCTTCCGGGGTCAGGCGCACGAACGCCGGCACCGCGCGCTCGGTCTCCTTCTGCGCCACCAGGTGCGGGCGCATCTTGTCCAGCAGGCGCATGAAGGCGTCCCGCTCCGAACCGCTTGGCCCGGCCAGGATGGTCTGCTCGACCCGTTCCAGGCCGCGCTGGACCAGCAGGTCGGCCAGGCGGTTCGAGGACACCGTTACCTGCTTGTCGTTCGCGTTGGTGAAGGTCTCGGTCAGCACCTCGCTGGAGGGCGGCGAGTACAGCATCGGCACGACGGATTTCTTGACCGTCTTTTCGCCGCGCGCGCCCTTGAGGATCTTGTCGACCTCGTCGCCGTAGCGGTAGCCGCCGGTGGTGCGCAGCTGCGCGCCGCGCGTGACCACGTTACCCGTCTTGGCGTCGGTCGAGGTGCCGGTGCGCATCAGCGCGAACACCTTGCCGGTGCGCTCGTTGCGGAAGAAGCCGAGGAACTTGTCGCCCCAGCGGGCGGCCTCGGACTGGGCCTGGGCGAACGAGTTGAAGTGCGTCGGATGGGTCAGTTCCAGCTCGACATAGCGGGTGCTGGCGCCGGTGCGCTTGTCCTCGTAGACGACCTCGTCGCGCAGTTTCGTCACCTTGTCGGCGCGCAGCGTCTCCATGCCGGCGTCGAACGTGCCGTTGGCCTTTGCCCGCTCGATGACTTCCTCCAGGCGGCGGAAGAACTCGTCGAACACGACGTCCTGGCGGTCGGTTTCGAGCGACATCAGGCGGTTCAGGAACTTCGGCACGTCCGGCAGCTTGCCGTAGATCAGCGCGCCGGTGCTCTCGTCGATCAGCCCGGTCAGGCCGAGCGCGGCGGTGGTCTCGTTGAAGTTCAGGTTCGCCGTGCCGTTGTACATGTCGACGAAGAACGCCTGCACGGCGTCCGCGGCGTGCTGGGATTCGAGGTTGTCGGTGGCCGCGAACAGGCCCTGGCCGCCGGTCTCGCGCTGCCCCTTGGTCAGCGCGCCCAGCTGGTCCAGGCGGCGCGCGATCGAGGAAATAAACCGCTTCTGCGCTTTCAGGTTCGTGGTCGGCAGCACGTAGTGCGGTTGATTCGCCTCGTTCGAGCGGTGCGTGCGTCCAAAACCCTGCACCGCGTTGTTGGCGCGCCAGCCCGGCTGTACCAGGTAGTGGATGCGGCGGCGCTGGTTCTTGACGCCCAGGTCCGACTGGAACGAATAGCCGGTGCCGCCGGCGTCGGAGAACACGAGGACCCGCTTCTTGTCCTCCATGAAGGCGTCGGCGTCGGCCGGCACGCTGGACGCCGGGCGCTTCTGCTCGACGACCTTGAAGCCGCCGGTTTTCGGGTCCTGCTCCTGCACGAAGCGGCGCGACCGGCCGGTGATCTCGGCGACGTTGTTGACGCCGAACGCGCGCAGGATCATGTCGAGCGGGTTGTCCGGCACGCGGATCTGCTCGAGGTTCCTGACCAGCGCGTCACGCTTGGCCACCATTTCCTGGTTGAACACCGGGTTGCCCTTCGAGTCGACCACCGGGCGGGTGGCCTTGTTGCCCTCGCTGTCGGTGTACTCCTCGTGCTGCTGCACCGGGAACGAGTGGCGCACATAGTTCAGCAGCGTCTCGCGCGGGGTGAAGTCGAAGTCCTCGGGGATCGCCTCGTCGTCGTTCGCCATCTTGGCGGCTTGCCGGTCCTGCTCGGCCTGGTTGGTGCTCACCAGCTGCATCACGACCGCGTGGCCGGCGTCCAGGTCGCGCTGGGCGGCCTCGATGATCGTCGGCATCTGCATGGCCGTGATGATGTGGCTGAAAAAGCGCTGGTGGTTGCCCCAGAACGCGGACAAGGCGTTGCTTTTCGCCTTCGGGTCCTTGTTCTGCAGCGTGGTTTCCAGGGCGGCGTTGATGTTCTGCAGGACACCCTGCCAGGCGCGCGCCAGCTCGTTGTAGATGTCGGTCTGCAGCGGGGTCAGCGGGTGTTCGAGGCGGTCATAGGTGACGCCATCAAAACTCAGCGAGCGCGCCAGGTACGAACCCTGGGCCTTCATGTCGCGCGAGACCAGTTCCATCGCCGCCACGCCGCCGGCCTCGATGCCGCCGACGAAGTCCGTCACCTTGGCGAACGCACTGCCCTCGCCCCACAGGCCCAGGCGGGTCGCGTAGGCCAGGTTGTGCACTTCGGTGGCGCCGGTGGCCGAGACGTAGACGATGCGGGCTTTGGGCAGCGCTTCCTGCAGCGCCACGCCGGTGAGCGCGGTGGCCGACGGTTTCGTCTTGCCGCGCTTGCCCTTGCGTTCGAGCACGTTGCCCATCTTGTGGCTCTCGTCGAACGCGATCACGCCGTCGAAATCCTTGCCCAGCCACTCGACGATCTGGTTCAGGCGCGACTTGCTGCCGAGCTTCTTGTCGTCCTTGGCGTGCTCGATCCCGCCCCAGCCGCTCTTGCCGTTCACTTTCAGCTCGTCGAAGCGCACGGTCGTCTGCACGCCATTGGCCAGCGCGATCTTGGCCTTGTGGCCGCGCGTGTCCCACGATTCCAGCGTGCCGCTGCGGCCGCGCCATTCGATCGGCGTGCCTTTCGGGTAGGCCGCTTTCAGCTGCTCGGCGCTCATGGTGCCGGGGCCGGCCAGGCCCGGCGCGTTGTTCTTGACGTCGCTGCCCATGCGCAGCGTGTCGTAGGTGGTGAACAGGATGCCGCTCTTGGCGTCGATCCTGTCGCCGGCCTTGACCTTGTTGTGCGCCAGGATGTCGTCGGGGTTGCCCGAGACGCCGGCGAAGTCGCGCTTCGCATCGCGCAGCAGGCCCTGCTTGGCCGAGAGCCACACGGCTTTCTTGCGGCCTTGCCTCTGGTTGTCGAGCAGGATGCCGGCGATCTCGCGGCCCTTGCCGACGCCGGTGTTGTGGTTGACGAAGCCTTCGGCCACGTAGTTTTCCGGTCCCGGCACGTACATGTCGTAGAAATCGTCATGCCGCACAAACTCGACATGCGCGATCTCGCGCCAGCCGCTATGCTTGCCGCAGGAGGTGTCGAGCGATGCGCAAGCCACGGACGAGCATCCCGCCTGATGCGATTCAGGACGTCGTGCAGGCGTACCTGCAGGGGGCGCACTCGACGGCGCTGGCGCTGCGCTACGGCGTGACGGCGCCGACGATTGCGTATCAGCTGCGCAAGCATGGTGTTGCGCTGCGTGATCGCTCGACGACGAACCGGATGCGGGCGCCACTGGATGATGCGCAGCTGCGTCGCCTGAATGACGAGGGGCAGCTGTCCCAGCGCGAGATAGCGCAGCAGCTTGGCGTTTCACAGGCGACGGTGGAACGTGCACTGCGTCGGCTTGCTCTACGCTCCAGCCGTGGTCGTGGCTCGCCGCAGGAGAAGAATTACTTCTGGAAAGGCGGCCGGAAGACGGATGACGATCGCTATGTTCTGGTGAAGGCGCCAGGTCATCCGTATGCGACGAAAGACGGCTATGTGCGGGAACACCGGCTGGTGATGGAACGTCTGCTCGGCCGTTATCTGCGGCCAGAGGAAGAAGTGCACCACGAGGACGGGAATCGGTCCAATAATCGGCCAGGCAATCTTCGGCTTTTCGCAACGCACGAGGACCACATGCGCTACCACTGGGAGAAGGAGTGGCGGGCGCAGTATGCGCAACGGCGAGCAGGTGCCCCGGCTGCAGACCATCCCGGATCGTCGCCCAGCCCTGCGGCGTCAGGAAGCGGTGCTCGTCGGTCACGGTGATCGTGCGGCCGTCGCTCAGCGTGACGCGGTACAGCTTGGCCTGGCCCTTCTTGAACGTCATCGTGGCCAGGTGCGGCTCGAATCCGCGCTCGGTCAGCGCCAGCACCCAGTGCGGTTCGCCACGCTCGACCAGCACCTCGATCGGCGCGTGTTCGCCGGTGACGGGGTTGTAGATGCGCGTGCCGGCGGCCACGCAGCCGTCGCCGATGAAGAAGCCGCGGCGCACCTCGCCGCCCGGCAGCATCTGCTGGTGCGCCTGGCCGGCGTAGACCACCGCCTCGAGCTGGGCCAGCGACAGCAGGCCCTTGTCGATCACGGCTTTCGGCAGGTTCGGGGCGTACGACGGGCTTGGCGGCAGCACGGCCGCCATCGCGGCGGACTGGACCAGCTTGCCCGGGTGCGCCTTGGCGCCGGGGATCGACAGGCGCTGCGGGGTGTAGGACTCGAAGATCGCGTCCGACAGCTCGCCGGTGGCGGCGGCCTGGTCGGACGATTCGACCGTGACTTCGCCCGTTACGGGCTGTTGGCCACCATCGCGTGGTACAGATTCTCGATCAGCAGTTCCGCTGCGTCCTCGGGCGTTTCCGAGGCCGCCAGTTCCTCGGCCGTCAGCACCACGTCCAGCGGGTCCTGGCTTTCCGGGTTGGTCAGAAACCTCACCGCCCGCCTCGGCTCCCACTTGTTCGCCATCGCGTCCACCTGCGCTTCCATCCTGTCGATGTCCGGGTAGCCCGGCGCCACCGGAATCGGATTGATCCCGTTGTCCAGACCCCAGCGGATCAGCGTCAGCACCGCCGGCTCGGTCGCCAGCGGCTTCTTGCCCGGCAGGAACGCGATCGCCGCCTTGTTGAGCGGCATCTGGTTGACCAGAAGGGTTCGCGCCATCCGTATCTTGAGCTGCTTTTCGTTCATTGCGGATACCTTCGAGCAGTGCCGGCAGTTCGGCCAGCGTTTTCACCTGGCCGGTGACGACCGTGCCCGTGGTCGGGCCGGTCTTGTCGATGACCAGGATCTGGTTGTCGAACGTCGTGCCGTACTTGGCATAGTTGCTGCCGTCGACGGTGAGGTTGACACGTACATTATAGTCCTGGCGGATCTTGGCCCACCAGCTCTTGAACGCCGGACGGTCGGCGGCCATGCCGCTGCCGACGATCGCCACCACGCGCCCGCCTTCCTGCAGGCGTTTGAGGGCCTGTTCGATGTGGGTGGCGCCGTTCATGGTGTCCCTGCTGCCCGCCATGCGCCCGGCGGTCGACGAGAACGGCGGGTTCATCAGGATCACGGACGGCTTCACGTCGCCCGGCAGGATGTTGTGCAGCTGCTCGGCGTTTTCCTGGAACAGGCGCGCCTCGGGCAGCACGGCCCTCAAGACCTCGGCACGGCGCGACGACAGCTCGTTGACGACGACGTCGGCCCCGGCCAGTTGTGCGTAGATCGCCAGAGAACCCGTCCCGGCCGACGGCTCGAGCACGACTTCGCCGGGGCGGATGTTGGCCAGCCAGGCGGCCGCGAACGCCTCGCTCGGCGGGGTCGAGAACTGCTGGTACTCGTCCATTTCCTCGGTGCGGCGGGTCTGGGTGGCCAGCTGCTGGGTCCACTTGTCCAGTTCCTCGATCTTGTGCACGGCGTCGGTCGCCGCGCCATCCGGCGTGATGCCCTGGGCCATGATGTGGCGGTTCATGCCCGCCTCCATCGCGTCGTAGGCGTCCTTGACGCTGTACTTGCCTTCGGCCTGGGTGCCGCCGAAGGCCTTGTCGGCGTGCTCGAACAGGGTCTTGCTGCTGATCGTCTCGCCGGCGGCCAGCGACTTCTGCACCTGCTGCGCGATCTTCTCGGTCGCCGAGGCTGGTGCGGCCAGGTTGGCCGACAGCCCCTGCTCCTTGGCGAACTGGATCGCGTACGGGCGGATGCCGGGACCGAAGTGCGAGATCAGCATCTTGAACAGGTCGACCAGGGTCTTGCCGGCCGCCTGGAACGCGACCAGCGCCTTCTCGAAGTGCGGCTTCGCGGCCTTGTACGACTCCTCGTCGAAGCCGGCCGGGAACGATTTCAGGGCATTGCCGCCAAACAGCTGGATCAGCCCCTTCATTGCCTCCTCGACGCCGGTGACGCCGAGTTTCGCGGCCTCGCCGATCAGCTGGGCGGCGCTCTTTTCCTGCTCGGCCGACAGGGTCGGCGCGGCTTTCGGGCCGTTCTTGACGATCAGTTTGGCCTGCAGCTTCGTTTTGGCCTGGTCCCAGTTGATCGCCTTGAGGAACGCTTCGCGCCCTTCCTTGATCGACACCAGCGTGTAGCCCTTGCCGGACGGGGTGCGCTGCATCTCGCCGCCGCCGTCCCAGTGCACCTCGTACTCGGGGGTCCTGGTCTGGAACAGGCCAAAGCCCATGTGCTTGGTGGCATCGCTCGGCATGTCGTGGATGATCGACAGGCCGCGCGACGGGTCGGCCAGCAGGAACACCTTGCCGTCGTCGACCAGTTGCAGCAGGTGCTGGTAATCCTCCTGCGTCCAGTGGTCCATCTGGGCGGCTTCGCCCGGGTCCTTCGCCTCGGGCTGCTCCTGCTGTTCCTCGGCCAGCTCGCTTTCGGCCTGGTCGAACAGCGCTTCCAGGTCGCCCTCGGACAGCGGGCCGCTCGGCGGCTCGACCGGCTGATGCTGCTGCTTGTCCAGCTCCTCGCGCAGGCGGGCCTGCTCGGCATCGCGCTCGGCCTGCTCGTTCGCCTTCTGGGCGGCCAGGGCCTCGGCCTGCCTGGCGCGCTCGGCCTCGTCCTTGGCGTACTTCTGGGCCACCTTGCGCGCTTCCTTCTCGGCCAGGTGCGCGCGCACCATCGACGGGATCTGGGCCTTGAGCGACTCGTAGGCTTCCTTGAACTGGCGGTCGAGGTCCGGGAATTCCTTGTCGAAGCTGTCCTTGTCGAGGGTGACGCCCTTGCCGTCGAAGCGCAGCGCCTTCACCAGCGCGCCGATCGCATCGTTGAACAGTTTGCGTTCCTCGCCCATCGGGTACGGCGCGCCCTTGTACTGCGGCGCCTTGACCTTGCCCTCACCGACCCATGCCGGGTTGACCAGGTAGTTCGAGGTGCCGCCCAGGGTGTCGTGGACCCAGGCCTCGGCGGCGCGCGCCAGCAGCTCCTTCGGGTTGCCCCAGTAGTCCTCGCCCATGACGTCGGCGTTCTTCTTGTAGTCGGTCGGCCGGCTGCCTTTCTGGTTGGCGTCGTAGCGCAGCACCGCCTCGGCGTTCTCGATCAGGCCGGCCTCGGTCTTGAGGTTGTGGATCGGCGTGTTGCGGCGGCCGTAGCGCATGAACGATTCGCCGCGAACGGCCAGCGGCAGCTTTTTCGCCAGCGCCTCGATGTCGCGGCTGGTCGACAGCAGCCTGACCAGGCGCTGCACGGCTTCGTGCTGGACCCAGCTGCTGCCGTGCCACTGTTCGCTCAGGGCGTGGTCGAGCGCGTGGAACCACTCGTGCGCCACGGTGCCGTCGCCCTTGGTGTTGGTGACGTTGATGACCGGCACGGTGCCGCCGTTCGGGTGCGCCTGCCTGGCCTGGAAGTGCGCGGCGTGGCGGCCGTGGCCGAGCGCCCCGATCGTGAAGTGCAGCGAGCCGCCCAGGCCGATGTGCTTGGGGTCGATCCCGAGCAGTTTGGCCAGGTCCATGAAGGCGTCATAGGCATAGTTCAGGTGGTCCTGGTCCTGCTTGGCGCCGACCCACTTGCCGAAACCGACGTCGGCAAACCCGAACGTCTCCTTCATCTGCTGCGGCGTGACGTTCTCGCCCTTGCGGTAATCCTGCAGCGTCTCGCCCTCGCGCACGACGTGGTCGAGTTTGGGCACCATCAGCGCCTGCTTGCGGTTGCTCGGGACGTCCGGGTCGTTCTCGTTCTTGAGCAGGTCGTTGACTTCGTGATAGCCCGGCTCGAAATAATGCGCGTGGCCGCGCATCATGCCGTCGATTTCCTTGCCGGCCTCGGTCAGGCGGGTGGTGCTCCAGACATACGCGTCCTTGTCCTTGACCATGTAGTCCTGGAAGCGCTGGGCGGCCTCATTGATGCTGGTCGCGCCGCTCATCGCCTCGGCCAGCCCCTGCAGGCGGGCGTTGTAGGTACTGGCCGCTTCCTGCAGCAGCTCGAGGCGCTCCTGCGCCGTCGCGTCCTCCATGCTGACGCGCTTGCCGTTCGTGTCGTACGTCATGGCGTAGGCGCGGCCGTCGAGGAAGCGGGCGATCTTGAACGAGTCGCTCTCGCGGTAGCCGACCTCGCCGTACAGGGTGCGCAACGGCCCTTTGTCGAGCAGCCATTCCTGGAACGGCTTGATCTCGTCGCGGATCGCGGTGATATAGCGCCTGGTGCCGGGGGTGGCGTTGGCACCGGCGACGTTGGCGAACGCCTCCACGCGCGAAGCCTGGCCCTTGATGATGTCGTAGGACGCGGCCATGTTGTCGGCCGTGACTTCCTTGATCCTGCGCTTCGATTCGTCGAACCAGCGGCGCAGGTCGGCGCCGGTGTTTTCCAGCTTCTTGCCGCGGCGGCCGGTGAACCAGGCTTGCCCCTCGTCGGTTTTCATCCAGGCGCTGCCGGCGTCGTAGCCCTGCGCCATCATGGTCGACGGCGGCAGGGTCGACTTGGTCTTGCCCGCCAGCGCGTGGTCGAAGCCCAGCTTGAACACGCCCACGCTATCGGGCGGCAGGCCGACCAGCTGCGCCGAGCGGATCAGCTCGGCCTCATAGACGGCCGGGTCGCGGTCCAGCTCCTTCTCGGCGCGCTTGGCCGCGCGCTTGAGGTATTTATAGAGCGAGTCGAACCATTCCTTGGGCAGCGTCACCTTCTGCCCGATGACCAGGTTGTCCAGCATCAGCTTGCGGTCGGGGTCCAGCTCGCCTGCGGCCTTCTCTTTTTCGACCCAGTCGCGCACGGCGACGGTGGCCCTGGACGAGAAGTCGGCCTGCATGCCGGCGTCGGCGGCGGCTTTCAGCATCGCCGGGTCCTTGGAAAACACGCCGTACAGCTCACGCTGGCCAGCGCGCACCAGCTTCTCGCGCTTCCTGGCGAACTCGGCCTCCTTCACGCGGCGGTTGTCCCACCAGTCGAACGCGTCCAGGCGCGCGGCTTCGACCGCCTGCTGCAGCGACAGGTTCTGCTGGAACCCGATCTGCTTGTTGCTATGCGGGTAGCTGACTTCGACGATATAGGTGTCGGCCTGGATGCGGCCGAAGCCGCCGCGGCCGGCCGGCTTGACCGCGAACGTGGCCTCGCCGAAGCGGATGTTGCCGTGGTTTTTCAGGTCGGTCTCGAACTGCTGGGGCGACATCGGGCGCGAGCCGGCCAGGGCACCGTCCTCCTTGGCCGGTGCCTGCTGGTTCTCGGCCCCGTCGAGCTGATCGGCGATCTCGTCGAGCACCTCGGCCTGCAGCTTGAACTGCTTGAACAGGCGGCCCGACGCATCGCGCAGCTGGTCCGGCACGTCGATGACGGTCTTTTCCTTGCCCAGCTCCTCGATCATGTTGCGCACAATCATGCGCGCCGATCCTTCCCGGGTGTTGCGGTCGGCGGTGAAACCGTCCAGCACCTTCTGCAGGCGCTCGGCCACGGCGGTGCGCACGCCTTGCGGGTAGCGGCGGGTGCCCGGCGCGTCCCCCTTCGCCGGCGGCGCTTCGGGCGCGACCGACTCCGGCGTCGGTTCGGCCTTCGGTTCGGCCTTGGCGGCTTTCTCGGCGGCTTTCTTTTCCGCGCGCTTCTCGGCTGCGCGGACCAGTTTCTCGCGGCCGGCGATCGTCTCGTCGACGCGCTTGCGGGTCAGGTTGACGTCGTTGGGCTGCATGTCGCGGCCGACCTCTCGGATCTGGCCGGCCAGCTTCTGTGCCCCGGCGGCCTCGGCGCGCGCGGCCAGCGCGGCCGCCTTGTCGCGCAGCTCGTCCAGCAGTTTCAGCTTGGTGATCGCCGTCAGGATCGCGCCGGTGGTGCGCAGCGATTCCTTGCCGTTCGCGGCCAGGTGCTGGCGGATTGCCTCGCCGCCGGCCTCGACGGCTTCCATACGGGTAACGAAGTCCGCGGAGTCCAGCGCCGGCGGCGTGATCCCGATGCCGGTGGCGTTGCCGGTCTGGCCGCCCTGCTGGTAGCCGTACGAGAAGCCCCAGCGCCCGTTCGGCCCCTGCGCGACCTGCACCTCGAACGAGAACTGTTCCTTGCCGGTGCGCTTGTTGTCGTATTTCAGCGCGGTCTCGTGCGTCGGGAAGCGGCCGTCCTTCGGTACGTTCTCGTCGGTATAGCCCCACTTGAACTTGAGCGACGACAGTTCCTTGTTCTCGGCGCCGTGGTGGTCGGCGATGAACTGGCGCGCGGCGTGGCGCCAGAAGTCGTCCTCCCCTTTCACGTAGTCGAGCATCAGCTGCATGTCGTCGGCCGTGATCGACTTGTCGACGACCATCTTGGCCAGCACGTTCTCGAACGCGGCCTGGTACTCGTCACGCACGGCGGGGAACTGGTTGCCGGTCTTGACCAGATCGGCCTGCGCCACCAGCTGCGCGTTCGCGCCGAGAGCAGCTTCAACGCGCTCGCGGATCTGCGCGACACGCTTCTTCGGGTCCTCGGCCAGTGTGCCCGGGGCGGCTTCGCCCGCCTCCTCGGCCGGGGTCAGGACGTCGAGGAAACCGCTGTGGAATTCCTGCTGGCGCTCGACCTTTTCCGGGACCTCGTCGAGGTTGACGATGAAGTAGCGGTTGCTGCCGACGATCATTTCGCGCTCGACCGTGCCGATGCGGCCGGCGAAGCGGTTGGCGTCTCTCAGGGTGACGCCGAGCGCCGGGGCCTTGGCCAGGCGCTTGATGCGCACGCGCACGCCGACTTCCAGCGGCGCCGGGTTGGCCGGCAGCGTGCCGAGGCGCTCGTGCACGGTGCGCAGGTACTCGCCCAGCTGGCCGCGCTGCTGGCCGATGAAGCCGACCGTGCCCTTGACCTCGGCGTTGGGGCCGACGAAGCCGGCCGCGCGCAGCTGCTCGGCGTAGACCTGCGCCACCGGGGCGTACAGCTGGCCGCCGGCGAT